TCAGGTGTCCTTGGAGGCCCGAAACTTCGTGCGGCTGGCCTGCGCGCGCCTCGTCGCTTCGAGCACGTCCCGATCGTAGACGCGGGCGGTCGTCTGCGTGCCCTTGTGCCCAGCCATCCGACTTGCATCCTCGATCGCCGCGCCGCCTCGCCTCGCTTCCGTCACAGCGCCGGCGCGCAGGTCGCGGTTCCAGGCGCCAAACGGGAGGCCGGCCGCGTGAGCAACGCGCTTCCAAAGCGTTCGAAAGTTCCGCTCCCGCCACGGGAGGCCAGATCGCTCGCAGACGATGAGCGGGCCGACACGCTGCTCGGAGTGGATGCGCTCGATCTCCTCCAGCACCATCGGACAAAGCTTCAGGTCGCAATGCACCCGTGCCCCGGTGGATTTCGCCGTTTTGCTGGCCGTGTAGTTCAGGATCAGATCGTCCGAAATATGGGACCAAGACAACCCGACCCACTTCTCGCCGTAGCCGAGGATGCTTGACGGCTGGGGGTCTCCGATCTCCACCCAGCGTCCGATGACGTCCCATAGCCGCAGCGACGTCTCAAACTGGATCGCGTATGCGAGGGCGGCTGACGGGCGGAGCACCGCGTGCGCTGCTGCTCGAATGGCGATCACGTCGGAGGCGGTCGGCGCGACGTCGCGCGGCCGCGGGCCGGGAAGGGACGTCGCGGAGAAAACCGCGCTGAACTGGAGGCAGCCCGGCAGACCAGCCATGACGCCGAAGCGCACCGCCGCCTTGAGAACCGCGAGGGCCATCTTGGCCGCGCCCAGCCGTTCGGCTGCGCCGGGCTCCGCGGGCTCCCGCCAAACCTTGTGCCAACGAGCGAGGTCTAGGCCATTTTGCTGGTCTACGCGGAGAGCTCCGATCATGGCGCGGAGCTTCCGCAGATACACCAAGTAGGGCCGGCGAGAGGCGGGGTTCAGAGCTTGGAATGGACTCTGCTCGTGGCGCTCATACAAGTCGAAAAGGGACGAGAAGGTGCCGTCGAACACCACTGACCGGGTGTCTCGGTAGGTGCGCCACATTTTCAGTTCAGCGTTCAGCCGCTCGCACCGGGCGGCGAGATCATCGCCAGCGAGGCCGGTGAGGTTCACGGACTTGACCGGATATCCCTCTTTGACCGCATCCGCGGGCGCGATCCAATACGGGACGCGCTGACCGCCTGCCCGAGACCGCCACTTGAGGTTCATGCCCGCTTTTTGGTCGCCCGCCATGCGCCTGCATCCTCAATCGCGCCCGCCGGGCGAACTGTCTTGGTCGGGGGCTCCAGCCCAGCGTCAACGTCAAAGAAGCGCTTCACGGCCGGCCAGTATCGCCCACCCATGACGGGGTGGATAGTCGGGAGCCCGCGCGCCTCAAGAAGCGGGGCGATAGCCGACCACTCACGGGCGCGGGCTCGACCAAGCACCTTCGCCCCGATCTCAGCGTCGCTGAGATAAAGCGGCGTGTCGCCTGCATCCCTCTCCGCCACCTTACCCATCGCTCTTCTCCTGAGCGGGAGGGGCGGGATCCAGAAGTCGCTCCAGCGCCTCGATCTGCGGAGCGATCTGCCCCTTCGCGAAGCCAGACAGATCGAGAATGATGTCGTACTTCTGCATCTGCGTGTAGGCGTGGCGCAGTTGAGCGATCGTGCGGCGAAGGTCTCCCGCTGCCACGGCCACCAGCCCGGCGGCGCGGAGGGCGGCGAAGCCGTTCGCAGCGAGGTAAGTGTCACTTTCGGCTATCAGGGCCTCTGCGGCTTCTGCGCGGGCGAGGGCTGCGTCGCGCTCGGCAATCACAGCCTTGACATGCCGGAGACGGACGCTCTCAGGGTAGCCACTCATTTCGCTTCTCCCCGTGCGCGGATGGCTTTGGCGATGTTCTTTGCCACCTGTCCCGCAATTGTCACGTTCGCCTCGTGCTGAGGCTCGTATCCCTCAGCTTCTTTTGCACACACCTCCCGCTCAGCCTCAGCGCCGCGCTTCTCGGCCGCCTCCACTTCGCTCTGGATCAGGGTCATGATGGTGTCGGTGGCTCTGACAACGGGCGCGCGGAGCATGCCGTAGTCCATCGTCTCCTTAACCAAGATGTCGCGGATCTTCTCGCGCAGATCACTCATGGTCGTCTCCGTTGAGAGCGGCGCGGGCGGCTTCGACTGCCACCAGAGCGGTCTTAAAACCGGCCTCTCCCACTCCGCCGCCCAGCGGAGAACCGGGGACAAGGTAGGGGAACACCCAAGGCCAGCTTTCGCCGCGCATCGGATAGTGCGGATGATCACTATCGGTCGCGCGCTCAAGTGCCCACTCCAGCGCCTCTTGCAGCCGCTCGATCTCCGCCGCCTGAGCCTCGATGGCCGGCGTGTAGGCCGCATGGATGGCGTCCAGCACCTCGTTGGCCTTATCGACCGCCTCCTGGGGCCAGGTGTCGTATTCGTCCATCTCGGGCTCGTCGCCCTCGACATGCCGCTCAAACTCGGACGCGAGAAACACAGAGATGTTGTCACCGCCGAAGGCGTCGCACTCGACGCCACCAAGGCGGATACGAAGGTCTGAAAGGGTCTTGCTCTCAGTCATCGATGCGCTCTCCATGGATGAGGTGGAGAAGGGCGCGGCGGGCGTATGCGGCGTCATGCTCAGCGTCCTCTTGATGCTCGGAGGCGGCGCACGGGTAGTTGGAGGCCATGTGATAGGCGGCGACGTCGTGGGCGGTGGCGGCCATCTGCTGGCGCTTGGAAGCCTCAACGATCAGCTTCGCCCGCTCGTACGGCGTCAGCTCACCGGCCATGTGCGGGCCTCCGAAACGGCAGAATGTTCGACCGCCCCGGCATCGGAGCCTCAGCCTCGATAAGCGCGTCGATCGGGTCGTCGGTGACGTAGACCGGGTGGTCCTCGCGAGCGCGGCGGTAGGCCTGGAACGCCGGGTCGTTGGCGATGTGGCTCGGAACGGGCTCGCCGCCGAGAAGGAGGAGGTGGGCTTCTTCGAAGGTCATGCCGCCATCCCGTGCACGGCCGCCATCGCCGCCTCGACGCGCAGGATCGCGCGGCCGATCATCTCGGGGATCTGGGGGACGACCGCGTCCCCGAACGCTTCGGCGATGAGCCTGGCGGCAGACGTCCCGCGAGGACCGCCGACCGCAACGCGCGCGCCAGCCACCCAGGCGGATAGCCCATCATCCAGCCGTAGGTGGGCGGCAAGGCCGCCGTTCCAGTCAGCCCATGGCTCGTGAGCATCACCGCCAGCGCCCGCGCGCTTGCCCACTTGGTCGATGTGGCATCCCGCAGTACGACCGGGATGTTTGCTTTCGTACGACCGTCGCCCGTGTGCAGGCCCGATGACCCGTGGCGGTCTGATTTCAGCGGCGTTGGCAGGGTCTCCAGCGTCGGCGCATGGCGAAGCAGGTTCGCCACGTCGATCTGGGCCTTGTGGCCGTTGGCCCTCTTTCCCGACAGCATCGCCTCGCGGGTCAGCGTTCTGCCGCCGTTCGGTTTGATCGGCGTCGGAAGCATGCCCGCATGCCGGCTGGGATAGCCCCGTAGTTGCGAAAGGATATCGCCCCTTCCACCCCGATCCCCGTCCGTCTTTCGCGGGGTCGCGAGGATCATCCTCAACGGGTAGGTCGATCCCGCTCCGCCCTGCCCGTCCGACGCCATCGGCGTCGGCAACCTGTTCGGGATCGCAGGCGAGGACCCAGCATCGTGCGCGTTCGTGGTTGGCACCGACGTCTGAAGCACGAACCACGAGCGGCCAGCAGGCGTAGCCGAGGTCTTCCAGCGCGCCGAGCACCCGGTCAGCGCCTCGACTTCTGAGATTAGCGCTGTTCTCAAGAGCGACCCAACGAGGTCGGCCTTCTCCGACGAGCCGGATGGCCTCGAAGAACAGCCCGGAGCGCTCGCCGTCGACGCCTTTTCCTTTTGTGTTGGCGCTCGATATGTCTTGGCAGGGCGGGGAGCCGACGAGGACGGATGGGAAATATCCAAGGTCGGCCACAACGCGAGCTGCGGTGAGAGTGCGGACGTCATCGTAAATTCTCACCCCCGGATTGTTTTCCGCGTAGAGCGTCCGGCGCCAGTCCACAGCCTCGCAGGCCGCGACATTGCGGAAGCCAGCCCTGTGCATGCCGAGCGACCAGCCGCCGGCGGCCGCCGAAAACAGGTCGATGACGTCGAGTGCGCTCACCGCCGCACCTCCCGCTCGCGCTGCGACTGGTCGCGAAGCTCGTGGCCGGGCTGTGGAGCGGAGGCCGGGCGTACCGGGCCTTGCGCGAGCGTGTAGCCGTCAGCGAGGCGCTGGGCGTGGGCGATGAGCTCGGAGCGGCGCGGCTCGGGGATGGGGGTGAGGTGCGGGCTGTCGGTCATCGGGACACCTCAGCCGAAATCATCGCAAGAAGATCGTCGGCGCGCCCGAGATATTCGCGCCATGCGCTAGCATCCGCGGCGGGGCCGACCGTCGATTTGATCTCTTTCAGAGTTATGCTGTCGAGTGAAGCGAGCCATATCGCGAGGCGATCACGGGTAATCAGCTTCGCCGCGTAATCTGCCATCGCCTTGAAGCACGCGCGGGCGTCATCGGTCGAAAGATCGAGATCGGGGTCTTCCGCCAAGATTGCGTCTCGGCCGGCGATCTGCATCGCCCATGTCGGCTCGACAGGGATGAGCGCGAGGCCGTATTCGAAGCTGTCGGTCACGGCGCGACCTCCCGGCCCTCGGCCTTGGCGAGGGCGACGTCGATCCGGGCGAGCACGGCGTCATGCTCGTCGATCAGGGCCTTGTCGCCGGCGTCGAGCGTGGAAGCGTCGCCGCGCACCGTGCAGGTGTCGAATAGCTCGTCGCGTAGGTCGGCGAGATGACTGCGGGCTTCCTGCAGCCCTTCCACCAGCGCGTCGTGGCTGTTGACCGCGCGGACGATGAAGGCCGCGTTGGCATCCCGGTCCCTGCCGCCAAGCCGGGCGACTACGCGGCGTGACTTCGGCGCGCTTGTCGAGATGATCTCGTACCCGTAGGTCGTGCCGTCCTGCGCGACCCACGGTCCTTGCGTATGGCTCATGACGTCTCTCCCCGCACGCGGCCAAACACGGTCCGGGTGCGATCAAGTTCCTGGCGCTCGCGACGTGCCGCGAGCATGATGTCGAGGTAGCTGGCGAGGCCGGCGGCGAAGGCGGAGGGGGTCATTCCGCGGCCTCCAGCCTGTGCTCCAGCTCGCCGCCTCGCGCGCGGTCGGTGAGCGCGCGGAACCGCGCGAGGATCGTTTCTTCGAAGGCGTCCGCGAGTGCCGCCAGCACTGCGTCGTTGTCCGTCTGCCCGTCATCGCGCGGCTTGTCCGCGCACGGCGTACTGGCGTCAGCCTGCCAGAGCAGCGCGTCGAAGTAGGCGAGCATCGGCTGGATGGTGAGCCGGACATGGCCGGCCATATCCTCCAGATCGAGCGAGTGCGCGCGGACGTCGAGCCGCGGCGGCCGATTGGCCGCGAGCGCGGACAGCATGTCGTTGTAGGCGAGCTGGTGCGGCTGCATCTCACGCTCCTACGGCGATGGCGGCGGCCATAAGGCCGGCGATGAAAAGGGTGATGGCGATGGCGTCGATGGACGCTCGGGCGATGCGGGTCATCGGGCGGGCTCCGCGATCTTCGCCGCGTGAGCAGCCTTGGCGCGCGCAAGGCCGGGGTGGCTCTCCACCATCGCGATCAGATGGCGGTAATCGTCGCCATGATCCGTCGCGCCATGCTCGTCCTCGACGCGGGACTTGAGCGTGGCAGTGTCGATGCCGTGTTGGCACCCGACCCACCACCGAAGCCCATGCTCGGCTGACCAGACGACGGTCGCCCAGGCGTTGCGCGAGCCCTGCGGGCCGGCGACGAACATCCAGTCTTCGGCCTCGATGATGGCGTGGTCGCCGATGCTGGCGCGGTCGCCGATGATGGCGTGGTGGCCGATGCTGGCGCGGTCGCCGATGCTGGCGCGGTAGCCGATGATGGCGCGGTAGCCGATGATGGCGTGGTGGCCGATGCTGGCGCGGTCGCCGATGATGGCGTGGTGGCCGATGCTGGCGCGGTCGCCGATGCTGGCGCGGTAGCCGATGCTGGCGCGGTCGCCGATGCTGGCGCCGGGCCAGACCTCAGCGGAAGCCGGAATGGTGACGCCATCAGCCACGGTCGCGCTGGTGGCGACGATGCCACCCTCGGACCCGTCCGGGTTGACCCAATGACGGGCCTCCGCGCTGTGGTATCCGCCGAATAGGTGAGTGAAGGTCTTGCTGCTGTCCTCGGCCATACTGGCCTCCTCTCAAAAGCTCTTCGTGGAGCCCGCGGTTGAGTGCGGGCTCGGCGAAGGGCTCTCAGGTGCGAATTTCAGGCTTGGTGAACTCGCTGGCAGAGATGCCGAGCATCCAGCTCTGCGCCTGGATCGCGGTCTCGCACATCGGATCGACGCAGATCGCAAAGTCACGGCCAGTTCCGCAGCGCACTCTGAGAAAGCGAGCCGTCACCCTGTCCTCACCGCCCTCGCTGCCGGGAAGGTCAACTTCCACCAGCGTTCCAATTTCAGGATCGCCGTCCGCATCGAGGGTTCGCGCGTCTAGATCCGCCAGGATCTTCGCCCAGCCGAGGATTTCGCAGGCCGCGCGACGCTGCTCGAGATTTTGGCAGGACAGAGCCGCCGCAGGCGTCAGGCTTCCCGGATTTTCGATCCATTCGGAGGGGATGCGGACTCCACGCCACGCGTAGACCGAAAATCCGTCTCGGTAGAGGACGGCTGGACCAGACTCGTTGTGCAGCCGCCCATCTTCGTCGCGGCGAAGATCGCAAGGCCGATCAGTCATGATGGCCGCACCACGAAAAAACCAGCACCACCCCACGGTTTCGGCCACCGTGACGAGCGGCCTCAGGCGCTCAGCGGCCTTCACGCCTGCGGCGGCGAAATACTCATAGAACGACAGCCACCCCGCGTCGTGCTGGCCGTACATCGCAGCCCAGACCTGATCCCCGACCTGAGCCCTGACCTGATCCCCGACCTGAGCCCAGACCTGATCCCCGACCTGAGCCCAGACCTGAGCCCTGACCTGAGCCCCGACCTGAGCCCCGACCTGAGCCCAGACCTGAGCCCCGACCTGAGCCCAGACCTGAGCCCAGACCTGAGCCCAGACCTGAGCCCTGACCTGAGCCCCGACCTGAGCCCAGACCTGATCCCCGACCTGAGCCCAGACCTGAGCCCTGACCTGAGCCCCGACCTGATCCCCGACCTGAGCCCTGACCTGAGCCCCGACCTGATCCCAGACCTGATCCCCGACCTGAGCCCAGACCTGAGCCCCGACCTGATCCCAGACCTGATCCCCGACCTGAGCCCCAAACTTCGAGTTCTTCAGCATCGCCGCAGCGATGGCGCCTTCACGCGGCGAAGAAAGCCGGATGAAAATTTTCGGCGCTTCCAAGCCGGCGACCGCATAGGCCGCGCAGATGGCCTGCTGCGCGGTATCGAAATCCGCGGGAGCGCAGGAAAGGCCGGCGTTGATAAACCGATCGCGGATGGCTGGAATGAGCGCCTGCTGCTCAGGCGAGAGCTTTTCGAGCTTCGCCATGGTCAGTCCGCCTGCCTACGAGCCAGCTGCTGGTACGGGTCGTATTCGCGGCCGGAGATTGCGCGATACTCGCCGGGCTCGACGCGAATGGTCTCGTGCGTGTCGTGTCCGCGCAGGTGCGTCAGCTCGTTCGCGCTCTGAAGAATGATGTGCAGGATGCGCATGCCTTCCGGAGCGCGATCAAGGACGCCGGCGGTGACGCCATCAGCCGCAAGCACATGGTGATGGCCCGTCTCGCTGTGGCCGACGATGACCACGCCGTCCTCGGGCTGAAGAGGGGTGCAGCCGGCAGGCAGCTTCGCGCCGGGCTTCACGTCGCCGATGCGGATCAGGGTGATTTCGCCTTGGGCGGCGATGCGGGAGAAGGTCTTCATGGTTGACTCCATAGGTCTGGCGGCAGGTGGCGAAGGGCTCTCAGGCGGCTTTGGTGGGGGAGGGAGCGGCACAGCGCGGCCGGAAATGGTTCAACAGCCGTCCCGTCGCGCGGTCCAGGTGATCTTCGATGCCGTAGAGATCGTGCGCGAAGTTGAAGTCGTCGGCCGCCAGCAGCTTGGCGAAGTCCATCGGGCATCCGTTCGCGGCCGTGGCGCACAGGTCCATTTCTGTCGAGAGGCGCTCGCGCTTCCTGATCAGGCCGTCCGCAAGGGCGCGGCTAACGATTTTGTCGACCAGGGCGCGGTCGGCGGCGGAAACGGCGAAGCTGACTTCGTGGGCGGCGGCGGTCATCACGCAGCCCTCTCGGCCCGGCGGACGATCGAGAACGGCGCGTTGCCCGCGAGGCGCGTGGCCTCGGCGCAGGCGGCCTCGCCGTATTGCGCGATCTCGCCAGCGTTGAAGGACGCGAGCAGATCAAGCTCGGTCACAGCACCGCCGTCAGCCTTGTCGATGATGGCGAGGGCGAGCTTGCGGATGGTGACGGCGGCGCGCTTGGCGGCGGCGCCCGCGAGTTCGGCGCGCACCTTGGCGAAAGCGCCGCGGAAGGTGCCGTCCGTGACCTTGAGGTCTTCGTCCCCGCGGACGATCCCGAACGGGTACAGGGTCATGCCGACCCCGCCGGCGCGGCGCTGATCAGTCTCAAGGCGGATCCAGAGGCGGGCTTCCGGCCCTACCTCGGCGGCGATCTTGCGCGCTTCAGCGCAGGCCTCGGCGGGCGTCATGTCGTGGGCATCAGCGGCGGCGGTCATGGCGGGCTCCATCACGTGGGGTGATGGGGAGAAGGTGCATTACGCACATCATCCCGTCAACTGAAAATGTGCATTACGCACGCTATCGGAGCGCGCCCAACAAAAAACCCCGCCGGAGCGGGGTTGGGGGAGGTGTCGGAGGGTAGGGCGGCTTAGGGCGAGGCTACATCCCGCCGATCTCGTCGTTGTCATGCAGCGGGCGGCGATCCGCATAGGGTGGTGCGCCCACCAGATCGCCGATCAGCCGAAGCAGGGCCTGATGTTCGGGCTTCCCCTGATTGTCTCGGAGAAACGAGCCGAGGTCAGTATGGGACAGTCTGGCTCCGGATGGGCCATTCGGCTGGTGAATGACAAATGCGTGTCCGGTCTGCGGCTCCCTTCCGAGATACCAGCAGTCGCCTTCCGGGCTTCGATACAGCTCTCGCCTGTTGCTCATGATTGGTTCGGCCTCCTTGGCCGGTAGCGACCTTAAAGGCGGGCCGTCGCTGGGTCTGGTTTATTCCTAAGCGGAACAAAAAAAGCCCGCCATGATGGCGGGCTTCCTGGAATCTTGCGACACGGCTCAGCCGAGCATTTCAGCGACGATGGCCTTCATCTCTTCGCGAGTGAGGCTGCTGGGCTCGGGCTTCCAGTCTTTCGCGGAGCGCTGGACGTGGGACGTAGCGCGGTCGCCCTCGTGGGCGCTGACCGTAGGGGTATGCTTCTTCATAGTGTCCTTGATCGAGCGCGCTCAAACGCTGGCCTGCGGGCCATGTCCGTGAGCGCGCAAATTCTGAGAATGATCGAGGAAAGGCGACCTCGGCTCATGCCGGTCGCTGCCTCGAACAACCGCTTATAGCGGCCCAAGGTGGCGGGATTGAGGCCCGCGGAGGCGGCGTGAAAAAGCCCGCCGGGGAGGGCGGGCTAGCTAACATCGACCGCTGGTGCTCAAGCATCATGTTCAGTCATCAAGCAGCGATAGCTGCGTTCCAACCTGCGGGAATCTCCTCGCAAATAGACGCTTGAACTGTCCAACCGTGTCTGAAACTTTCATCAATGTGACGATTTCTTGGACCTGCCTTTTCAGCTTCTCGATCCCGTAACCCTCTGTAAGGTGCTGGTGGAAACGCGCCCGCCGCGTTCCGCCAATCTTCGGGTTAATGCGGTCTAGCTCTTCCAGAACCACACCGTTTTCTAGCGGCTGATAAACGTATGTCCGCGTGAACACCGCGAAATGTTGCGGCCTATTTTGCATAACAGTTCCAGAACTATTTTTAGTCAGCCGCTTTGACCCATATACCCTGTTGAGCTCATCATAATATTCATCAGGAAATTGCTTATCCCACTGCCTCTTTTCTTCTTCTATATACTGCTGGACGAGCAATCTAAGCGCGTCTGGCTGGCGGACCTGCTGGAAGCCGGTCGCCTCATCAATCAGCGCCGTGACGCCGACTTTCGCGAATGCCTGCTGAAGGATCTTGGCTTGAGCTGCTAGACCTTCCTGCGAGGTTGAGAGCTTTCCAAGCTCCGATGCTCGAATGATCGCTTTGCAGACTTCGACCAAGACATCGGCTTCGTAACCATGCGCCAGATCCTGGGTCAATGGCTTGAAATTAATAGGGTTTTCGATCCGCTCAACTAGTTTTTCGCCAAGTTCGGATCCGATGCCCTTTCGGGTCATCGACCGTAAAAATGCATTCCCTCCCTCTGATTTTAGCCCCAGTGACCGAGCCATGCCTCGCTTATGGAAAACGCGGCGGCCGTCTTCGAGCACATAACAGTCGAGGTTAAGATCCCCGACCGTCATCTGACCCTGATGCGTCGCTTTGATGAGGTTCGGATCCGATGCGGCGGCCCCTCGCTCGCTCCAACGCTTTTCGGCCGCCCGGCGGGCAATGCCCGTTCGTTCATCTGCGGAGAGGGACTCGCTCCGCGCTTTTCCGCCGAGGCTCTGGGGGGTGTCGTCCGTCATCGTCCGCTCCATGCTTGCTGGAGGGAGGACTGTAAAATGCTTGCTGATATGTGCAAGCATAAACTTGCCTGAAGAAGCAAATATGTGCCGTTCGTGCTTGCAATCTCACCGCAGCCACCACGAACGCCGCCATTTCTCACCCCGCTCCAATCGCCATCACAAAGGCGATGATCGACAGCGCGACCGCTGTCGTGCTGAAGGCCAGCGCGATGATGGCGAGCGTCAGGGCGGTGCGGGCTTGATCAGGCGCTCTGGGCGTGTCCGCCATCTTTCTCACCCGTTCCCGGCCGGCGGCTCCGCGGACAAGGCGATCGTCGCGCGATACGCCGCGATGATGTCGCGCAGGTCGTCGATGGTCTTTGCATCTCGAACGGACGCGCCCTCGTGCCGCTCGACGCTGGTTCGCAGCCCTTCGATAGCAGCCGCCGCATCGAACAGGAGCTGGCGGAATTCGACAGGTTGGATCTCATCCGGGATGACGGCGGCCGCACGCAGCACGTCCACGATGTCGGGAGCTTGGCGGGCGGGGGTCACGATGACACCTCGCCATCAAGCGTCACGTCCACGATCGGTTTGTCCGGGTTGCGCCGGATGAACTTTCGGGCGGCTCGCTCGGGAATGATGTTCGTGACGTAGGCGGCGGCCGTCAGCTTCACGTCGCGGAGCGCCGGAGCGTTGGTGCTGATCAGGTCGAAGAGGCCGGCAGATCGGCCTAGCTCGACGATCTTGACCAGCACCCGGCCATCATCGAGCCAGACCACGCACGGCTGGCCATCCAGCTCGTAGCTCGGAGCCCGGACCTCGTCGTAGGTCACAAGCCAGCCGTTGTTGATCATGCCGTACATCGAGTCCCCCCGGACCTCGAGCGCCTTCGTCTCCGGCGTCCAGTTTGTCGGGGGCGGGATGTCGCCGAAGTTTCCGTCGCCGTCCGCGAACAGCACGCTTCCGTGAGGGCCGGCGCCGGCGAGGCCGACGATGGGCACGCGGGTAGGCTGTGCATCGACGCCGCGACCTTCACCCGTAAGAAGCCAGGCCGCACTCACTCGGAAGGCGTCAGCATACTTGCCGGCCGCACGACTGATCCCGCGCTCGCCTCGCTCGTGCTGGATGTAAGTGTCGTAAGGCCAGCCAAAAAACGTGGCGGCATCTTTCGCCGTGCTGAAGCCCCGCGCAGCTCGTGCAGCTTCCAGGCGGATGGCGAAGTCGGGGCGATCATCAAAGCTCATATGTGCATTTTGCACGCAGCCAGTGTGCGTTTCGCCTTGACTTGTCGCTGTGCGTAACGCACATTTTGGGCATGAGCGACACGGCCATCGACGTTCGCGCGCTGCGTAAGCGCCTCAATCTGACCCAAGGGCAGCTCGCCGAAAGGCTGGGGCTCGACCGGTCCAGCGTGTCGCGGCTGGAAAATGGTCAGCCCCCGTCCGGCCCGACCGAGGTGCTGCTTCGGCTGCTCGCGGCGGAGCCTCATCGACCTGCTTCCGATCCTATCTTGGACCGAGCGGGGACAGCGGCATGAGCGGCTACGTCTACGCCATCGAAAACGACGCGGGCCTCGTGAAGATCGGCTGGTCTTCCGACCCTGAGACGCGTGTGGTCAAGATCAACACTGACGCGGGCGCACCCTGCCGCTTGGTCGGGTACGTTGAGGGCACGCGCAGACAAGAGGCCGTGCTTCATGGCCTTCTCAAGAACGCTAGGGTTCATGGCGAGTGGTTTGACAAATCTCATGTTGCCGTCACGCACTTCTTAGAGATCATCCCCGCTCGTCCCGCGAAGAGGCCCAAAGCCTGCTCAGCTAATTTGATCGCGGCCTTCATTTTTGATGCCGAGATGACCCGCGCGGAATTCGCGGCGCTTGTCGGCGTTTCTCTTGGCTGCGTCCACAAGTGGGCGCGAGGCGAGCGCACCCCGCGCCCGAGCCAAATGGCCCGCATCACGGCCGCGACCGGCGGCAAGGTGACGGCGAACGACTTCATGCCGCCGCTCCCCGCCCCCGCCCCCGAACAGAGGGCGGCAGGATGAGCGCGAAGGCTACCGCCTGCATCATCGCGATCTGGCTGGCGTTCTGGGCGCCGGTGGTCGCCGTCGGGCTCGTCAAGCATTCGTCCTGCCAGCACCAATCGGAGCGCCGGCCATGACCGCGCTCCACGGCTATCACGACCTCATAGGCCGCAAGCGCATCGAGGCCCTTCCATGCGGGCTTTCGGAAGTGCCTGCGCTTCATCCCGACATGTTCGATCATCAGCGGCACGCGGTTGATTTCGCGCTTCGCGCCGGTCGCGCCGCTCTGTTTCTTGACACGGGCCTCGGTAAATCGCTCTGCGCGATCGAGTGGGGCCGCGTCGTCAGCGAGCACACTGGCAAATCGGTTCTCATGCTCGCGCCGCTCGCAGTCACGCATCAGCATGCGCGCGAGGGCGAGCGGTTCGGCGTTGATGTGAAGGCCGTCCGGTCCGGCGAGGAGATTGGCGGGCGCGGCATCTATGTCACGAACTATGACCGCCTGGACAAGTTCGATGTCTCGCGATTTGGCGGCGTGATCCTCGATGAATCGTCGGTCATCAAAAATTTCAACGGGAAGACCACGCGTCGCCTGATTGAAGCTTTCGCGCAGACGCCGTTCCGGCTTTGCTGCACCGCCACACCCGCGCCGAACGATCACACGGAACTGGGCGCGCACGCTGAGTTTCTTGGCGTCATGCGGCGCGAAGAGATGCTGCCGATCTGGTTCATCAACGACACGGCCGATACTGGCACGTGGCGGATCAAGAACCACGCTCGGGCCAATTTCTGGTCCTGGGTGGCGTCGTGGGCGCGATGCGTCTCGCGGCCCAGCGACATCGGTTTTGCGGATGACGGATACGCTCTGCCCGATCTGGTCGTATCGCACCATGAAGTCGCGGCCGATCGCATGGTCGATCCGGGCTCGGAGCGCGATGGGCAGTCGCGGCTGTTTCGTATCCCAGATACCTCCGCCACGTCGATCCATAAAGAGAAGCGGCTGACGATCGAAGGTCGCGCGCGTCTCGTAGCGGGCATCCTCGCCCGCGAGCCTGACGAGCCTTGGATCGTGTGGGTCGATACGGACTACGAGGCCGACGCGGTTATGGCGGTGCTGCCGGACGCGATCGAGGTTCGCGGGTCCATGCCGCCCGAAGAAAAGGAGTCCCGACTTGTCCGGTTCTCCGAGGGTCGCGCCCGCATCATAGTCACCAAATCGTCGATCGCAGGATTTGGCCTCAACTGGCAGCACTGCGCGCGCCAGTGCTTCGCCGGGGTCAGCTTCTCCTACGAGGCCTTTTATCAGGCCGTTCGTCGATCCTGGCGGTTTGGGCAGATGCGGCCTGTGCACGTGCACGTCGTCTGCGCCGACACCGAACGCGCCATCTGGCCCGTCGTTGAGCGCAAGGCCGGCGATCATGGCGCCATGAAGCGCGAGATGGTCGCGGCGATGCGCCGGGCCATCAAGGCTGAAACGGCGCGCAAGCTCTATCAACCCGAACATGAGGCCAGGCTCCCGGCTTGGATCGCCGCATGACGAAGGTCATCGATCAGGTCCAGACGGACCGCTTCTGCGCGTACAATGCTGATTGTGTCGAAGTCGTCGCCGGCCTCCCCACTGAGAGCGTCGGGTTCTCGATCTATTCTCCACCGTTTTCGCACCTGTTCGTTTATTCGGACAGCGAGCGTGACATGGGCAACGTCAAGAACGACGCCGAGTTTTTCGAGCAGTACGGATATCTCGTCCGCGAGCTTCATCGCGTCACCAAGCCGGGCCGTCTGACGGCGGTTCACTGTTCTGACCTTCCGCGCACCAAGTCGATGCATGGGTTCGTCGGCCTCTACGACATGCCTGCGGATATCCGCGCGGCCCATGAGGCGGCGGGATGGACCTACCATTCGCGCGTCACGGTATGGAAAGACCCGGTCGTCGAGATGCAGCGCACGAAGGCGCTGGGCCTGCTCTACAAGCAGTTGCAGAAGGATGCGACACGTAGCCGGCAGGGGATGCCGGACTACGTGATGGTGTTTCGAAAGACACCGGACAACGAAAAGCAGAGCGATCCGGTCGGGCAAGACGCCAGCAAATTTCCGGTCGATCAATGGCAGCGATGGGCATCGCCCGTCTGGATGGATATCGACCAGACTGACGTCCTCAACGTTCGCGCCGCCAAGGACGCCAAGGACGAAAAGCATCTCTGCCCGCTGCAACTTGACCTGATCGAACGGTGCATTCGGCTCTGGTCCAACGAAGGCGACACAGTCCTCTCGCCCTTCATGGGCATCGGGTCCGAGGGCTATATGGCCCTTCGCGCGCGGCGTCGGTTCATCGGCGTGGAGCTTAAGCCGAGCTACTTCGCACAAGCGGTCAAGTACCTCCAGAACATCGAGGGTCAGACATCGTCGGGTTCCCTCATCGACTTGATGGGGGCCTCATGACCATCGACGCCTACAACCCGCCCGCGGACTCCCTCGGAAGCTATGAGCTTGCAATTGAGGCTCTCCGCGAGGCTGGCGTTCGCACCGGGAAATACTCGCCGATTTCAGATGTCGAAGCCCGGCAGGCCGCCGAAGGCCCGCGCTCGTGGGCGGACCTCGACTGTGTCTCCACCCCTGCGCCGTTCTCCCAGGCGCCCACTGCCGGCGGCGCGTCCCTGCGCGCGCCCCGGCCTTTCTCTTCTCGCCGCGCCCGCATCGCCGCCAAGCAGTCGAGCGCAGCGTCACCTACCGAAATCCAGGTCTCCGTGGCATCCATGTCCAAGTCCTCCATCGCTGGTCCCAAGATCAGCACGGAAGGCGCACCGAAGTGTCGGACAAGTTCACCGATTTTTCCGCCAAGTCGGCGGATGCACGCAGGAACCCAAGGATGATCGCGACAGTCGAGGCGTCTCGGTTGATGTCCGAGATCGCGCGTCCGATGACCGTCAAGGCCGCGATGTACGAGATCGCTCAGGCTGTCTCGAAGCATCTGCCGAAGGAAATGGGCGTGATGACGCCCTCCCGCGCCGAAGACATCTTCCGGCAAGACCGCGTCCGCGTGCGCGCCGAGGAACTGGACGCCATCCGAGCAGCCGCAGAAGCCCGCCGGGCGAAGGAACACAACGATGCAGCAATCCGGGCCGAAATGGCCGTGGCTCTTGCCCGTCTGGAAAGCGTTGAGGCGGCTTTTGCCGGCGACGACGCGGAACTGGCTCGCGCTGAGATCCACGCGGCGCGGGAGCAGGTGCTTCTGGTGGGCCGCCTTCTGGAAGGGGGCGGACAGTGAGCATCGCTAGCCCTGACAGCTTCGCCAAAGACCATCTCCGCTCTTTCGTCGATCGCATCGAGAGCGAGGAAGCGGAAATCCGCGACCGCAACCAGATCAAGTCGGAAATCTACAAAGAAGCCAAAGCGATGGGCTTCGACGTGAAGGCGCTGCGCAAGGTTATCGGTGATCGGCGGCAGGACCCCGACAAGCGCGCTGAGCTGGAGGCGATCGTCGACCTCTACAAGCAAGCTCTGGGAATGCCGTCCTAGCGATAGGACCTCGCGTGCATGCGCGACCCGCGCTGCGAGCTTCGCCGGGGGCTCGCACGACCAAGCGCAAGTTCTCCCCCGGCTGCTCATCAAGCGAGACGAACATGGCGCAGACGCAGGAAATCAGCAACACCCAGCCCGCCGCGGCCCACAGCTTCGCCGACTGGCTGCGCGCCAAGGCGGACGAAGCCGAGCGCACGGCCGCCGTCTGCGCGGGCAGCTCCCTCTACCCGCCGTCTTGGTGGCAGCGCGTCGCCGCCGACCATCGCCAGATGGCCGATGACATCGACCGGATCGAAGGAGTGGCCTCGTGAGCGCGCTCCACATCGACGCCGCACTGATCGAGCGCGAGATCGCAGCGCTGATCGATGCTTGTCCCGAGATGGCGGAAGACGAGCAGCTTCGCGCCGACATGATCGAGGGCGAGACGGACGCGCACGGCCTGCTGTCCCGCATCATCCGGGCGGCGCTTTGGGAGGCCGCGCAGCAGGACGCGATCAAGGCCCTCGCCGCCACCTACGGGAAGCGTCGCGACGCTTCTGCCAAGCGCGAAGAGGCGTTGCGTGCGATGGCCTTTCGGCTGATGCAGGCGGCCGACTTGCGCAAGGTGCCGTTGCCCGAGGCCACGCTGTCGATCGCGCGTGTGGCGCCGAGCGTCATCGTCGAGGACCCCGACGCGCTCCCCGCCGAATTAACCCGCACCAAGGTCGAGCCCGACAAGAAGGCGATCAAAGAACGCCTCGACGCCGGCGAGATCGTCCCCGGCGCCACGCTGTCCAACGGCGGCGAGCGGCTCAACGTGAGGGTAGCGTGATGGCGTTCACCGACCAGCAGCTCAATCAGCTCTCCGACGTCCTCGACCAGTCGCACGTCCGGTCCCGCACGCAGGCCGGTCGCTCGCTCTCCTATGTCGAGGGTTGGCACGCCATCGCGGAGGCCAACCGCATCTTCGGCTTCGACGCCTGGGATCGCGAGCTCGTCTCGATCCAACTGCTCGGGGAACCGCGCCTCGTTGAAGGCAAGCACCGGGTCGGATATCGCGCGACCGTCCGCATCACCGTCCGTGCCGGAGACGGCACGACTGTGGTCCGCGACGGCGCCGGCTTTGGCTCCGGCATCGACCGGGACGTGGATCAGGCCCACGAGAGCGCGCTGAAGGAAGCCGAGACGGACGCCATGAAGCGCGCTCTCGTGACCTTCGGCAACCCGTTCGGTCTCGCGCTCTACGACAAGGAGCAGCGCAGCGTCGGACAGGCGCAGCAGCCGGCGCCCCAGCGGTCAACGGCTGACGCCAAGAAGGCCCGCGAGTACATGCAGATCGCCGCCACGGCGATCCGGGCCGCGACCGACCGGTCAGACCTCGCCGCCTGGTGGCAGGCGGAGAAGGAAAACCGGAAGCGCGCAGGGCTCACCGATGCCGAGCTCGCTGACCTGCGCACCATCTGCTCCGACCGCGCCGCGGAGATCGGCCCTGCGCAGGAGGCGGCGTGATGGCTCTCCGCGACATCGAACGATCCCCGATCACCATGCGCCGTACGCCGCGCGGGCTTGAGCCCGTGTCCGCGCTCGACGCCGAGCTGATCGACCGGCACCCGATCGGGTCCGACATCGAGGTGTCGATCCGCCGCCGGCGCTCCAGCGCGCAGAACGCGCTTTACTGGTCGGTCCTCGCGGCCGTGATTGCGTCCGGCCGCTGCGCCTTCGCCACCGCTGAGCATCTGCACGAGGCTCTGAAAGAAGGGCTCGGCTACGTGGTGCCGCGGCGCCTGCTCGATGGCTCGACGGCGTGGCGCACGGACTCGACCGCCTTCGCGAACATGGATGCCGCGGAGTTCCGCATCTTCTTCGACCGGGCAATGGAGGCGATCAGCACGCAGGTTCTTCCCGGCGTCGATCCGATCGCGCTGCTCGACGAGGCCCGCGCGAAGATTGAGAGGGCCGCATGACCGAGGACCAGAAAGCCGCGGCCCTCAGCCTCTGGTGCGCTGGCTGCGACACGGCTGAGATCGCCCGCCGCCTCGGGCTGCCGGAAGCCGCCGTCTACAACGCGCTCTCCAAGCGCCCTTCGGACAGGAGGGCGGCATGAGCCGGAGGGAGTTCTCCCGCAAGGTCCGGGCAGCCGCTTTCCTGCGCGCCGGGGGCTGCTGCGAGTCCTGCCGCGCCAAGCTCAAGGTGGGCGAGGGCGAGGTGGATCACGTCCTCCCCGATCAGCTTGGCGGCGAGCCGACGCTCGACAATGCGCGGGTGCTCTGCCGCGCCTGCCATCGCGCCAAGACTGCCGAAGACGTGCGCCGCATCCGCAAGGGCGATCGGCAGCGGGACAAGCACACGGGCGCGTGGAAGCCGACGTCACGCCCGCTGCCGGGCTCCCGCGCGAGCGGCGTTCGAAAGCGCATGAACGGGCAGGTGGAGCGCTGGACATGAGCACCACCATCGCCCTGCCGTTCCCGCCGCCGCTGAACAACCTCTTCGCCAACGTCCATGGCCGCGGCCGCGTGCGCTCACAGCGCTATCGAGAGTGGGCCAACGCTGCCGGCTGGCAGCTTCGCGCCGCGCGGCCGGCGTCCGTCACCGGGCCTGTCGCCGTCACGATCCTGCTGGGCCGCCCCGACCGCCGCAAGCGCGACCTCGACGGCCTGTCCAAGGCCCCGATCGATCTGCTGGTGGAGCACCGCGTCATCGAGGACGACAGCCTCGTGCAGCGCCTCACCCTCGCATGGGCGCCCGTCACCGGCTGCCAGATCACCGTGGAGGCAGCGTGATGGCCCTCATTGGAGTCGCCACCTACGACAGCCCGGACGAGATGCGCGCGGCCTATTCTCGCGCCCGCGCGAGGCTATGGTCGCCGCCCGCGGCGGCGCCAGCGGCTGAACCTGCGCCGTCCGCCCCGCAGCACGCCGCCTCCCAGGTGCTGGATGGCTCGTCCATCGTATGGCGTGGGGGGCGCGAATGGCTTCTGATCGCCTCGCGCGAGGATGGAGAGCCGGTTGAGACCGCCAGTGCGATGTCCAAGGTCGAGATCGCCGCAATCGAGATGCACGCGCCGTTCTGGCTTCGATCACCAGACGGACGGCTGCCGCGCGACGCCAAAGACATCGTCCACGCCATCTGCCGCAGGCACAATCTGACGCGAGCAGAGCTTATGTCCGAGCGCCGCTTCAAGCACATCACGATGGCGCGGCAGGAGGCCTATTGGTGGCTGTCCAAGCTCACGGGCTGGTCGCTGCCGCGCATCGGGCGCCTGATGGGCGGGTTCGACCACACCACGATCCTGCACGGCGTCCGCAAGCATCAGGCCCGCATCGACGCAGGCGAGGTGTCGTGATGGCGGTCATCGACCTCCAGTCCCACCGCTCCGCCGCGCTGGAAGCCGCCTGGGAGGCCTACGCCTCCGCGGCGCGACGCGCACAGCAGACGCTCACCATTGAGGACGGCATCGCCGCCGGCGCCGCATGGCGCCGGTTTCTCGACCTCCACATGACCGCCGACCAGCGCCAGCGCCTCTCCGCGGCCATGCTGCCCATGGAGCTGCGCCGATGATCGCCGGACAGCCGGACGCATGGGCGACGCTGCTGGATCGCAGCCTGCCGATCGAGCAGGCGGTCCTCGGCGCCTGCCTGATCTACCCGGACACGATCGACGCCGCGGTGGACGCCGTCGCGTCGTCCGACTTTATCGAGCCCGCGCACCGGCTCCTGTTCGACCGCCTCGCCGAAGCGCGCCGGGAAGGACGGCGGGTGGACGTTGGGCTGCTCAGGGTCGCCGTTGGCGACAGCGCTGGCGTGGATCTCGGAGGCGTCACGCTCAGCGAGTACATCGCAAGGCTCGCCGGCCAAGCCCCGGTCCCTGAATCCGTTCGAGAGCACGTCCGCGCGCTGCGCGACTTCTCGGACTACCGGGCGCTCTACAGCGCAGCAGAAGCGCTGCGCGAGAAAGCGGCTCTCGGCATGGCGGCCGGGCTGCCGAAGGCGCTCGGCATCGACGCTATCGCGGAGATCGACCGCGTGGTGACCTCGCAGATGCCCGAACACCTTCGCCGCGTCTCTGCCGGCGATGCGGCGTCCAGCGCCTTCGCCAAGATGGAGCGGGCGAGGGCAGGCGAGGCGACTGCGCGCGGCGCGCCCTATGGCGTGCCTCAGCTCGACCGCATGACCTTCGGCATGCACCCCGGCCACCTGACGATCGTCGCGGCCCGGCCGTCCATGGGCAAGAGCGCCTTCGGCGTCTGCGCGGCGCTGGCGGCGGCCAAGGCCGGGCACCCCTGCCTGTTCGTGTCGCTCGAAATGAGCGCGGAGGAGCTGGCGGAGCGCGCAATCTCCAACATCGCTTCGCTCTCGGGCTCTCCGATCGCCTACACCGACATTCGGACGGGCAACCTCGGGGACGATCAGGTCGCCCGCGTGGAGGCCGCTGTGGGCCGTCTGCAGCGGCTTCCGCTGGCGATTGAGCAGCAGCCGGGCCTCTCCCCCGGACAGATCGTCACTCGCGCCCGGAACGCGGCTCAGAGGCTCGCGCGCAGCGGCCGGAAGCTCGACGTCGTGATCGTCGACCACCTCGGTAAGGTGCGCCCCTCCGACCGCTACGCCGGCAACCGGACGACCGAGCTTGGCGAAATCACCGGCGCCATGAAGGACATGGCGATTGAACTCGGCTGCGCGGTCATCGTGCTCTGCCAGCTCAACCGCCAGACCGAGCAGCGCGACAACAAACGCCCGACGCTTGGAGATCTGCGCGAGTCCGGCCGGATCGAGGAGGACGCGGACAACGTCCTGCTGCTCTACCGGGAAGCCTACTACCTCGAACGCACCAAGCGCGACGGCGAGAGCGCCTTCGACCGCCAGACGCGCATCGGTGAGGTCGCGCACGACCTCGAAATCATCGTCGCCAAGCAGCGCCAGGGCGAGACCGGCGTCGTCGAGGCTTGGTGCGACATGGCCAGCAACACGATCCAGGGGAGGGCCGCATGAGCGGGCGTCCATGGTACCGCCGTTATGGCGGCGATTTCGTCATGGGGACCATGGCCCTCTCTCTGGAGGAGAAGGGCGCGTACTCGCTGTGCCTCGACCTGATCTATGACCGCGGCGGGCCGATCCCGGACGATGCGCGATGGCTTGCCGGCGTCTGCGGCGTGTCTGTCAGGAAGTGGACGTCTCTTCGCGCGGCGCTGATTGAGGCCGGCAAGCTGGTCGCGCGCGACGGGTGTCTGACGAACTCTCGGGCCGAAATCGAGATCGAAAACGCTGCGAAAACCGCCCGAAAACTCGCTGAAAACGGCGCGAAAGGTGGAAATAAAAGGGCCGAAATGGATGGCCGATCCAACAAAAACAATGGCTTAGACGAAGCCGGGCTTAAGCCTACGTGCGGGCTTCCAGAACCAGAGCCAGAAGAAGAAACAAAAACTGACGTTTTTGTAGAGCGCGCGAGCGCGCCTGACCGAAAGCCGGAAAAGCGGGAGAGGCGCGCATCCCGGATGCCTGCGGACTGGCAGCCGAGGCCCGAAGATGTCGATCGGTTTAAGCGGGAAATGGGCGCGACCGATGGCGACATTCGCCGCGAGGTCGCGAAAGCCAAGGATTGGTCCGCCTCGCACCCCAACGGGGCGAAGAAGGACCACGACGCGTTCTTCCGAAACTGGATGCGCTCCGCTGCGGAGGCGAGGAAGTTGTCCGGCATCCCTTCGCGGATGGCGCCCGACGTATCCCGCCAGCCGGCGGCTGCGCCTCGCGACGACCCTCGCCAGTGGGACGAGGCGCGCTGGCGCCGCGAACTCGCCTACGCCCGCCAGCTCGATCGCTGGCCCGCCGACATGGGCCCGCCCCCCGGACAGCCGGGCTGCCTCGTGCCGCCAAGCCTGACAGCCGTCCCTGCCCAAGGGCGGGCCGCATGAGCAACCTCGCCAACGTCAAGCGCCGGCAGGGCCACGCCATCGCCGCCGATCTCCGCGCCGCGATCGAAGGCCGCCCCGCCTCCATCCGCGCCGTCACCGCTGCTGACGACCTGTTGACGTGGATGCGAGCCGAGGTCGCGGCCGGCCGTACCGACTGGCTGGTCCGCCAGCCCGCCAAGACCTCCTCCGCCGTCAGGGAGCCAGACTGATGCACAGCGCCACCCGCCGCACCACCTATCGCGACCGCAAGGCGGAGGAGCGCCGTGCCGCCATCGAGGCGGAGGCGGATCGCCGTCGGCTGGCGCGCGAGCTGTCCCTGTCCCGCGAGCGCCCCGGCATGGGCTGGTACGCGCTGTTCACCAACCCGATGCGGGAGCGCTCGGTGGAGGTGAGGGCGATCGAGGCGGGATTCTGCGCCTACGTGCCAGAAGGGTCGATCTGGACCAAGCCGCAGCGCTCTACGGACTATGTGCGACGCGAGCGATGCGCGCTGCCGCGCTACGTGTTCGTCGCGGAGCCCAACGGCCGCCCGGTGGATTGGTTCTTCCTCCGCCGCATCGACGGCGTGCATGGCGCGCTCGGGAACGAGGGGCGGCCCCTCATGCTACGGCCCGGCGCGATCTCTCTGCTTCGCGCCATGGAGGCGGCTGGCGAATTCAACTTCAACAAGGATCCGAGCGCGCCGCCTCCGCCAGTGGCGACCTATGTCCGCGGCGACAAGATCACGATCAAGTCCGGCCCGCTTGCCGGCTTCACTGGCCCGGCCGTGGCGGCGTCTGATCGCCATGGTGTGGATATCGAGGTTCTTCTGTTCGGCCGGGCCACGATTACGCGCGTGCCGCTGGACTTCATCGCAGAAGCGGCCTAGATTCGTCGCAGGATGAGTTGGTCGAGGCTTCGGATACCCGGAGGGCCAGCCCCAGGCTCCGCAATCGCGTTGGGCCTGAGGGAGGTTTATCGCCAAAGTCTAGCCCGCAGGTTCGCGCCGCGCGGGCTTTTTCGCACCCGGAGGCCCGCCATGTCCCGCATCGACTGGACGCCGCAGAAGGTGGAGGCTGCGCGCCGCGCCAACTTCTGGTGCCTCGCGATGCTGCCCGTGGCCGCCGCCGTTGGCATGGCGATGATGGAGGCCGGCTTGGGGCACGGGGAAACCGTAGCGATATCGATCTGCGGCGTTCTGGCCCGTTGGCTGGACGACCCGGAGTTTGTCGAGGGTCTGCGCTGCGATGCCTGAGCCGTACAAGACCGGACGCTACCGCCTGCGCCCCGATGGATCGAGGGTTGTCCTCCAGGTCGAGGAAGCCGGCATGTTCCATTGGCAGCAGCGCTTCGCCTCCACCCGCTGGCGGGACGCCACGCCGGCCGATCTGATCGAGGCCGCCTCGTTCGACCTGCGGCCCGCGGCTGTCGAAGCCTCGGTGAGCCTGAACACCTGATGCCCGCGCTCCTGCTGCTTGTCATCGTGGCTCTGGTGGCCGCCGCCGCTGCAACCTACGCGGCTCTGTGCGTCGTCGTTTGGCTTGCGTGCTGCGCCGCCCTGGCTGGGCTCTCCACATTCGAGCGGGGCAGACAGAGGCTGGTCACGGCTCTAGGACTATGGGCGGCCCGCTGATGCCCGTCCGCCCGCCGCTCCGGCTCGCTGCAAAGCGTCTCACCACCCGAGACGGCCGCAAGGTCACGATCGGGCCGAAGGAGGCGGATGCGCACTACCGCACACAGGAGCATCAGGCGTGGCGGGCCAAGGTGCTGGAGCGGGCCATGTTCTGCTGCCAGCACCCGGGCTGCACGGCGACGGTCCACACCGCCCGGCTCTACGCCGACCACATCGTCGAGCTTAAGGACGGCGGCGCGCCGCTCGACGTCGAGAACGGGCAGGCGCTCTGCGGGCTCCACCACACGCGCAAGACCATCGCGGAGCGGGCGCGCCGGGCGGGGCGCGGCTGACCCCACCCCCCGGTCGAAAGTCTGGACCCCTCAAGGGCCAGCACCGCATGGGTCTACAGCGACAGATTTTTTCCATCTCACGGGTCCGCACCTGCGGACTAGGTGCGGACCATGGCGTCAAAACGCGACAAGCCGATTGATTGGCAGGGTATCGAGCGCGACTTCATCGCCGGCGTGATGAGCGTTCGGGAGATGGCCCGCTGGTACGGTGTCGACGAGAAGGCGATCCGGAAGAAGGCGCAGCAGTCCGGCTGGATCCGCAAGCAGGCGGCGCCCCACCTTAGGGCAGACCGGGCGAGGCCGATCGAGCCGAGCGAGATCATCCCGCCAGCGTCCGAAAACCCGGAGGCACTGGCGGATCGCGGGCGCACCATCGCGACGCGGCTGATGGACGAGCTTGAGAGCGTGACCGCCCATATTGGCGAGATCGAGGACATGATCTGCGCCGAAGAGAGCGACCCGCGGCGCCGGCAAGCCCTCCTGAAGGCGGTCTCGCTCGGTGAGCGAACCCAGACGCTCAAGAACCTGAGCGCGGCAGTGAAGACGCTGAACGAGACAGCGGCTCCGGCTGGGAAGAAGGCGCAGCGCCAGGCGTCCGCGGAGCGCGCGGCTGGATCCGGTGGAAAATATGCGCCGCCACCTCCGCCGCGGCTGGTCGTGGACAATCACTGATGGAGTGGACGACAGCCTGTCCCGACTGGCGGGGGCGCATCGTTGAGCGTCGTTCGATCATCCCGGCGCCATTGTTCCCGGACGAGGCGGAGGCGGCGCTGGAGGTATTCCGCGGCCTGCGCATCGTGGACGCCCCGGGCAAGCCGACGTTTGGCGAGGCGTGCGAGGAGTGGGTATTCGAGTTCGTGGCCGCCATTTTCGGGGCCTACGACGCCGGGCGGGCGAAGCGGATGATCCGCGAGTTCTTTCTCCTCATCAGCAAGAAGAACTCGAAGAGCACGATCGCCGCCGGGATCATGGTCACAGCGCTGATACGCAATTGGCGGCATTCCGCGGAGCTGCTGATCCTGGCGCCCACGATCGAGGTCGCGAACAACGCGTTCCATCCGGCGCGCGACATGATCCGGGAAGACCCGGAGCTTGACTTCACCCAGGGCGGGTTCCTGCATATCCAGGAGCATACCCGGACGATCACCCACAAGACGACGGGCGCCACACTGAAGGTCGTGGCCGCGGACTCCGACACGGTGTCGGGCAAGAAGGCCGCCTTCGTCCTGATCGACGAGTTGTGGATCTTCGGCAAGCGCCCGAAGGCGGACGCGATGCTGCGCGAGGCGACGGGCGGCCAGGTGGCCCGGCCTGAAGGCTTCGTCATCATCCTGTCGACGCAATCGGATGAAGAGCCGGCCGGGGTCTTCAAAGCCAAGCTCGACTATTATCGCGAGGTGCGCGACGGCAAGCGCAAGGACCCGCGCAGTCTTCCGGTGCTGTACGAGTTCCCGAAAGAGATGGTGGAAGCCGGGGCTTACAATGACCCGGAGAATTTCTACGTCACCAACCCGAATATTGGCCGGTCGGTCGATCTCGAATGGCTGATTGATGAGCACGAGAAAGTGCAGGGCGCCACAGACGGCGCGCTGCAGGTGTTCCTCGCCAAGCATCTGAACGTCGAGATCGGGTTGCGCCTCGCGGCCAACAGGTGGCCCGGCGCGGAGTATTGGGAGCGCAGGGCCGCTGGCGAGCTGACCGATCTGAAGGAACTGCTCGCGCGATGCGAGGTCATCACCATCGGGATCGACGGCGGCGGGCTCGACGACCTGTTCGGCCTTTGCGTGCTTGGTCGTGAGAAAGGAACGAAGCGCTGGCTCGCCTGGTCGCGAGCTTGGGCTCATTCCGGCGTGCTGAAACGCCGGCCTCTGATCGCCTCGAAGCTGCGAGACCTTGAGCGCGAAGGCACTCTCCGCATTGTCGGCGACAGCCTCGAAGACCTGACCGAGATCGTCGGCATCGTGAAGGCCGTGCTGGATGCGGGGCTCCTGGGTGGCGTCGGCGTGGATCCGGCTGGCCTCGGCGAATTCGTCGACGAGATGGACGCGATCGAGGTGACGCAGGACGCCGGGCTGCTGATGGGCGTTCCCCAAGGCATCCGTTTGATGGACGCCATGAAGACCGCGGAGCGGAAGCTCGCCAACGGCACGCTTCTGCATGGCGGAACGCTTTTGATGAACTGGTGCGTCGGGAACGTGAAGGTTGAGCCGATGGCGACAGCCATTCGCGCGACGAAGCGCACCGCAGGCGATGCGAAGATCGACCCCGCCATTGCTCTCTTCAATGCCGTGTTCGTCATGCAGACGAACCCGGAGCCCGTGAACCTCCGCTCGGTCTACGAGGACCGCGGCATCCTGACCGCGTGAGGTTTGCATGGGCCTGTTGAGCTGGCTTCGCCGGGAGGCGCCGGATAGCACTCACGCGCCTGCCGCCCGCGCCCAAGGCGCCGGGTCTTATGTCAGCCTCGACGACCCGAGGGTGATCGAGTTCCTGAAGTTCGGGACCATGACGGCTTCCGGCGTGGAGGTGAGCGTCGAGCGGGCGCTGAAGAACACGGCGATGTTCCGGGCGGTCAGCCTGATCTCTTGCTCAATGGGCATGCTGCCGCTGAATCTGATCGATGACGAGACGAAAGAGAAAGCGAAGGACCACCCTCTTCACCGCCTGATCCATGACGAGCCGAATGGCTGGCAGTCGGCCTACGATTTCCGCTCGCTGATGCAGCTCCGCGCTCTTGTCCGTGGAGACGCCTACGCTCTGGTGGTGAGGAGCTTCGACATCCGGCGCGGCCGGAAGGTCATCCGTCAACTTGTCCCGCTCGATCCTCTCCGGATCCGCGTGAAGCAGAGGGACGACTGGTCAGTCGTCTACGAGTACACGCCGCCGACCGGCGGCATGCGGGTCTACGCGGCTTCGGACATCTTCCATCTGCGGGGACTCAGTCTCGACGGCTTGCACGGACTGTCTGTGGTCAAGCAGGCGGCTGAGGCGATCGGTTTGGCTCTCGCCGCGGAGTTGGCGGCGGCGCGATATTTCAGGAACGGCTCGTTCGTCGACAGCGCGTTGAAGATGCCCTCCGGCAAACGGCTGTCGCCGGATGCGTTTGAGCGCCTGCGCGAAAGTCTTGCGGAGAAGCGCGGCGCCGATAATGCCGGCGAGCACCTGATCCTTGAGGAAGGTTTGGAATTTCAGGAGCTGGGGAAAACGGCTCGGGACGCGCAACTCGCCGAAATCCGCAAGCTTCAGGTCGAGGAAATCGGCCGCGCGACCGGCGTGCCTCGTCCGCTGCTGATGGTCGACGAGACCTCTTGGGGCTCCGGCATTGAGGCGCTTGGACGCTTCTTCGTCCAGTTCGCCCTCAACCCTTGGTTCACAGCCTGGCAGCAGGCGATTGAGCGGGTGCTGCTCGACAGTGACGAGAAGGGCCGGTTCGTCGCGCGGTTCAACGCGGACGCGCTGCTGCGGGGCTCGACCAAGGATCAGGGCGAGTTCTTCGCCCGGGCGCTGGGCTCCGGCGGCAGTCCCGGCTTCATGAAACAGAACGAAATCCGCGCGGTCATGGACCTGCCGCGGGACGACGATCCCGCGAGCGACAGGCTGAATCCGGGGACGGCAGCGATGGCCGGCGGCGGTGATGCCGCGCCCGAAGAATCCACCCCCGGCGCGGCTGACGCGCCCGCCAGGAAGGACGATGACGATGACGAAGATTGAGCGCCCGCAGGTGTTCGCAATGGCGCGGCCGTCGGCTCTGCCCCTCCCTGTTCGCGACGACGTACACGCCTACACGAAGCCGTCCGTTTTCGACCGATGGTCGGACGAAGCCGCGGGGGTGCGAGCGGTCGAGCGTGGCGATAACGTCATCACCATGTTCGACGTGATCGGCGAGGACTTCTGGTCTGGCGGCGGCGTCACAGCGAAAAAGGTGACTGCGCAGCTTCGCGCCATCGGCGACCGCCCTGTGGAGGTCCAGATCAACTCGCCCGGCGGCGACATGTTCGAGGGCATCGCGATCTTCAATGTGCTGCGGGAACATCCGCAGCAGGTCACGGTCAAGGTGATGGGCATGGCGGCTTCGGCGGCCTCCATCATCGCCATGGCGGGCGACCGGATCGAGATCGGTTCCGCCTCCTTCATCATGATCCACAACTGTTGGGTCCTGGCGATCGGCAATCGACACGACATGCAGGAGACGTCGGAATGGTTGGAGCCGTTTGATCAGGCCATGGTCGATCTCTACGCCAGCCGGACCGGTCAGACGACGCAGGATATCGCGAAGTGGATGGACGCCGAGACCTACATGTCCGGCACCATGGCGATCGAGCGCGGGTTCGCCGATGAGTTGCTGGCGTCCGACCAGACCACGACCGACGAGGACGCCAAGAGCCGCGATCGCGAGGTGAACGACCTCCGCGCGATGGAGCTCCAGCTCGTCTCCGCTGGCATGTCGCGCTCTGCGGCGCGCGCCCGCATCAACAAGATCAAGGGCACGCCCGGCGCTGCCCCTGCCGCCACGCCCGGCGCTGGCGATGACTGGTCCGGCCTGACCGGACTTCTCGCAACGCTTCAGCCCTGAGAGGACACCATGAAGCATTTCTCCCCGGCCGCGGCGCTTGCGGCCTCGACGGCGCTCGTCTCCGTGCCGCGCTCCGTCCTGAACGCCCGCCCTCGCGCGGACGGTAGCGACCCCAAGGCCATGATCGCGGCGCTGAACAAAGCGTTCGAAGAATTCAAGGCCGCCCACGACGACAAGCTGAAGTCCAAGGCCGATGATGTCGTCGTGACCGAGAAGATCGAGCGCATCGACGCTGCGGTCGGCAACTTCCAGACGGCGATCGATGACCTGTCCGCCAAGATCGCCGCGGACAAGGCCGGCGGCGGCGTCATCGGCGACCTGCCGTCCACGACGCCGGAATATCTGGCGGCCTTCAAGGCCAACATGCGCCACGGCACGCCCAACGCGGCCCTGACCAAGAGCACGGACGGTGAAGGCGGGTACCTCGCTCCGGTGGAGTGGGACCGCACCATCATCAACAAGCTCAAACAGGTGTCGAAGATCCGGCAGAACGCGCGGGTTATCTCGATCACCGTGGCCGGCTTCCGCAAGCTGTTCAACGACCGCACGCTCGGTTCGGGCTGGGTGGGTGAGACCGCATCTCGTCCGGCCACCACCACGCCGGCGCTGGGTTCGCTCGACTTCGTTCCGGGCGAGCTGTACGCCAACCCGGCGATCTCTCAGCAGCTTCTGGATGACGCGGCGATCAACCTCGAGGAATGGCTCGCGGCCGAAGTCGAGGCGGAATTCGCTCGCCAGGAGGGCATCGCGTTCCTGTCCGGCGACGGCGTCAACAAGCCCTATGGCATCCTGACGTTTGTGACCGGCGCGGCGAACGCGGCGCGTCACCCGTGGGGCGCAATCCAGGCGGTCAACACTGGGGCTGCGGCCGCTCTCACCGGCGACGGCTTCATCGACCTGATGTATTCGCTGCCGTCCGAATTCGCGGCCAACGCGAAGCTCTACATCAACCGCGCATCCCTCGGCGCGGCTCGAAAGCTCAAGGATGGGCAGGGGAACTATCTCTGGCAGCCCGCCTATGTGGCGGGCGAGCCGGCGACCCTGAATGGCGCGCCGGTGGTCGAGGTGCCGGGCATGCCGAGCGTTGCCGCCGGCAACATCGCGGCGCTCTACGGCGACATGGAGGCCACCTATCTGGTGGTGGACCGTATCGGCGTTTCGGTGCTGCGGGACCCGTTCAGCAATAAGCCCTTCGTGCACTTCTACACGGTCAAGCGCGTCGGCGGCGGTGTCTACAACCCCGAGCCCATGCGCGCCCTGAAGGTCGCCGCGTCCTGACGAAAGCCGATCCGGCGGGGCGCTCCCGCCGGCTCTTCCCTCGTGACAAGGAGGCCGAAATGGCCGTGAAGAAGAGCGATCTGCCCGAAGGCGAGGCTCCTGCCGACATCGCGCCGGCGACCGGGTTCACCCCTGCCGGTGCGCCCGATCAGATCGTGCCGGACGTCGACCCCAGCCACCCCGCGGTCGACGATAACCCGCGGGCGGGCACGTCGATCAATCAGAACCGGATCGACTTCAACGACCCGAACCTGACCGACGAGCAGGCGGTCGAGAAAAACCTCAACGAGACTGCCAAGTCCTGATGAACTCCGTCATCGTCGTCACGCCCTCCGCGCCGCTCGTCAGCGTGGCGGACGCCAAGCTGTGGTCGCCGGTGCTGGCGGGCGACGATGACGGTCGCATTGCGGCGCTGCTGGCCTGCGCGCAGGCGGCGCTTGATCCGCCGTCGTGGCTGGGCTCGACGCTTGGCGAGGCGGTGCTGGAGGTGCGGTGGCCGGGGCTGCCGCGATTTGGGCCTGTCCGACTGCCTTACGGGCCTGCGACTGAAGTCGTTTCTGTCGCTTACGACGACCCGGACGGCGTCGAGCAGACCGTTGACCCTTTCATCTATCGTCTTTTCGGCGCCGGCACGGTGCGTGCTGAGTTGGGGCTCCGACACAGACAGTCATGGCCGTTTGTGGCCTGCGGCAACGACGCCGTCCGCGTGCGCTACAAGGCGGGCTATCCGATCAACGATCCTCACTTGATCCCGGCGAAGCACGCGATCGTGCTGTCCGCCGTTCAGCTCCGGTCGCTCTCGACAGATGATCTGGCGCTGCGCAGCGTGGACGTCGACGGCGTCGAAAGCCGCACCTTCACCGTCTCGGACGCGGCTGAAAAGCTGGTCCGGAACGCCGTCGAGAACCTGCTGTCGGGGTATCGGGTATGGGCGGTCTGACGCCGGCGCAGGCGAAGCGGGACCTGCGCGGGTCGCTGACCCGCGTGGGCGGTCCCGTTACGCTGCGCCGCGGCGCCGGGCCCGATGCGCCCGAGGTGACGTTCAAGGCCCGCATGACCGGCGCGCGGGCGGTGGAAGGCCCGGCCGGGACCGTGAGCCACGAGCACACGGTGATCCTGCATGCGGATGATCTGGAAGGGTTTCCGCTGCCGATCCGCGCCAAGGCGCAGGACGCCATCTGGCAGGACGGGCGGAGGTTCACCGTCCAGCAGGTGGACGACCAGAAGCGCCGCGTCGCCGGCGTGCTGATCGGCGTCGAGCTGGTGGTGCGGGGATGAGCATCCGCGGTCGGGTCGCGCCGATCGACCTCGACGTACGCGCCATCCTCGACGAGGAGCTTTCGCCTGCGGCGCAGAGCCGCCAGCTCGCGGCCTACGCCAAGGAGCAGCTTGCCGAGGCGCAGGAGATCAACCGCCGGGCGCTCGGACGTGTGCCGGATCACGCCACTTTCGTGGACGGCCGCCCCGGCGGTTCGGTAGACGCGGTTCGGCCGGATGGCACGATCGTCTTCGCCTTCGAGTTTCTGGACGACGTGTTCAACTTCATCGCGGAGGAGCTGGTTCAGGCGGCGCCATTTCTGACCGGCGAATACCGGGACAGCTTCTTCATGCTGGCTGATGGCGTGCTGGTGCCAGAAGGCGCGGCCTATCCGGCGGCTGTCGAATACGCGTTCCTTCCGGGCGTTCCTTACGCCCGCAAGATCGAGCGTGGACTTTCGGATCAGGCGCCGGACGGCGTGTTCCAGGTGGTGGCGGAGTTGGCGTCGCGGAGGTTCGGCAACCTTGCGCGCATTCGGTTCTCCTATCGCTCCGCGCTGCTGGACTACGTGGCGCTCGGTGGCCGCAAAGGCGGTCGCTCCGCGGCACCGGCCAAGCGCGCGGCCCATGCGATCGAGCGTGAGACCCGCCAGCCGGCGATCGTGGTGACGGAGCGTGGATAGGACATGGCGCACCCGGACGTCGTCGCGGCCGTCACATCGCGGCTCACAAGCAACTGGACCAAGTCCGTCGTGCTGGCGCCGAACGTGGAGGGCGACGCGCCGGCGGACGGCTCGCCTTATCTCCGGCTCCAGTTCCCGGCCTCCGGCCGTCGCCGGCCGGTGGTCAACCGCCGCCTCTATCGTGAGACCGGCGGCTTTCGGATCGTGATCGCGGTGGAGCTTGGCGAGGGGCTGAGCAAGGCCTCGGCGTGGGCTGACGAGCTTTCGACCCTGTTCCGGGACCGCAAGTTCGGCGGCGTCCGCACCTTCGTGCCCGGCGACATCTTCGTCGGCCCAGAGAACGACGACGGCAATCACTTCGTGACCGCCTTCGTGACGCCTTTCGCCTTCTCGTTCACCGGCTGACGGAGGAACCGATGCCGACCTACACCAACACCACCCGCCAGTCGCTGGATTTCGTCACGGGCGGCACGCCGGACAAGCCGGAGATCACCAGCTTCCGAGCCGGTGAGACCAAGGAGGCGAGCCTGAATGCCGATCACCCCTCGGTCGTCGGTGCGCTGCAGGCTGGCGCCCTGGTCGAGGTCGTCGAGACCGCTCCCGAGATTCCCAACGTGCGTCGCGCCAAGGCCGACCTCGTCCCCCAATCCTGACGGCCTCCGCCGTCAGCACGCCAAACGGCCCTTAGGCAAGGCCGCCCGGCCCGTCGCGAGACGCGCCAAGCCCTCAGAAGGAGCCTCCTATGGCTGGTGATCTGATCACGGCGACCGACGCCCGCATCTACATCGGGCCGGTCGTGCTGCCCTCCGTTGACACCGCGGCGGAGTTCGCATCGCTCACGTTCACCGAGATCGACATGGTCGAAAACCTCGGCGAGTTCGGCGACCAGCACAACATCGTCTCGGGCACGACGCTGAAGGACGGCCGCGTGCGCAAGGCCAAGGGCGCCGCGGACGCCGGCGAACTGGCGCTCGTGTGCTTCCATGATCCGCTCGACGCCGGACAGGCGGCTCTCATCGCCGCGTCGAAGACCAAGCGGAACTACGCCTTCAAGATCGTGCTGCCGGACGCGCCCGACGTGACCTATTCCAGCACCACGATCTACTTCCGCGCGCTGGTCGCCTCGCGCCGCCTGAACGTGGGCAACAACGACAACCTGCTGCGACGCAACTACAGCCTCGCGATCAACTCCGATCTGGCCGAGGCGCTGGCGGCTCTGCTGCCGTAACCCGCCGCCGGCATCCCGCGGGCGGCCTTTCTTCACGAGGTCTCACATGAAGCTGTCCGCCCTGCGGATCGACAACGCGCGTCTGGAAGAAGGCGCATGGGTCGGCGACATCCCTGAGCTTGAGGGCGTGCGTCTCCACGTCCGCGGCCTCGGCAACACCGACTTTCGCCGGCTCCAGAACAAGCTCGTCATGGCCGTGCCGCGCAAGAACCGTCGCAACGGCCTGAGCCTCGAGGATCAGGCCCGGATCGAAGCCCGCTGCCTCGCGGAGACGGTCCTTCTCGGCTGGGAGGGGCTGGAGAACGAGGACGGGTCGCCGCTGGACTACAGCCCTGTCGAGGCTCTGCGGCTGCTGTCCAACCCCGATTTCGTGCGCCTGCGCGAGGGCGTGAACTACGCCGCGGCGATCGTCGCGGAGGACGACGCCGAAGCCGACGAGGATCTGGAGGGAAACTCCGAGCCTGCCTCCGCTGGCACCTGAGATGGAGCGGAGAGCGGGCGGCGATCGAGCGGCTAGAGAAAAAAGGCCGTGAGGTCCCGGCCGACTATCTCAACCGGCCCGAGCTTGAGCCGGAAGGAGCGTTCTATTTCGACGCGTTCTTCCGGCTCAGCCCGTCCCGGCGGGTCGGCTTCAGCGAGGGGCCGATCCCATTCGAGGCGATAGACGCTTTCGCCCGGCGCTGGCGCATCTGGGGCTCCGAATTCGACCGCTTCGAGCGTATGATCCGGGCGCTGGACAGCGAACACCTGACAAAGCGGTCGGCGGGCAAGGACGACCCGCAGAACCTCACGTCCATGAAGGACGCCGCGGGCCTGCGGGCGCTGTTGCAGAGCGTGGGGTCGAAGGGCGGATGATCACCGCCGCCCTCGGCTCCGGTAATAGCTTCGGACATAGGTTCCGTTCTTGCGGTAGTAGCCGCTGACATACTGTGTCTTGGCGCGTCCGGTGATGCAGCTCGTGGCGCCGTAGTAGTTGCCGGAATAGCAGCCGCCGCCACCGTAGCTTGACGGAGGCGTGTAGGCCGCGTTGGACGGCGCGACGGGTGTTGGGACGGAGGCGAGCCCCGCGTCAGCATGGGGGCTGTCGAGAGATTTCCAGGTCGCGATCGACGCGGCGTCCGGAATGGGCTCCGGGGCGGGGTCTGCAATTGCCGCGACGACTGGCACCGGCGGCGCGATGACTGACGCCGCGAGGCTGCCGAACGCGACGTTGCCGACCGAGCCATCCGTCATGGTGACGGTGCCGGAGCCGGACAGGAGATCAGGCGACCGGGTGAGCCTGATGACGCCGACCCGGCCGTCCGAGCATGTGACTGGTGCGCTGAGTTCGATGGAGCTGGAGAACTGGTCGTAGTTGCCGAAGCAGCGGAGCCTGGATGCAGGGTCGACGACCTCGAACGTGCCGGCGGACAGGGCTGCGGTCGCGGTGCCGGTCAGCAGCCGACCATCGGTCATGCGGACGGCCGCAGGCGTGGTGTGCGAGCAGGCGGCGAGCGCCGCGCATGCGAGAGCGAGTAGCGCGGTTCTGATCGCCGCCATTGGTATCCCCCGAGCAATTTGGGCGAAACCGTGGCGCGCTAAAGCGCCGAAGGTCGAGTCAGTAGAACGACGTAGGGCTCAGTCGGAGGTGGGGCGGGGATGTGTCTACCAACCGCGCTCCAAAGTCGGTGCTTTGGAGTCAGCGCCGCCCGCGAGACGAAGGCGGTTTGTCGCTTCCGTCGGGATCGATGGCGTGGGTTTTTTCCATGCTTTCCATCAGCGCCGAGCGAAGTTCGCTAAGTTGTTCTTTAGAGACTTGACCGCCCTGCTTGTCGAGGGCGACGGCCATGGCGCGCAAAATTCTCAATTCCCCACCAAGGATAGATCTCATTTCGCGGCTCCAACGTTTTGTCTCCGCAAGATCGATTTCCATACGATCTAGCTTGGAAGTAAATTCTGGATCGTTGAATGCGAAACTATCTTCTAGCCGAGCAACTATCTCAGCGTTCAGTGAGCGCTTGTTCTCAGCGGCGAGGGACTTGAGCCGGTCCCGCATCCCGTGTGGGAAGCGGACAATATATTGGTCCAGCTTGCGGCTGGGGGTGTCCTGCGCCACGGCGGCATGCTCCCTTTCGGTGGATAGTCGCATTAGGCGATAAACAGTGATTGACGCAATTATCTCACTAGGCGATATTTATATCGCAATAGGAGATATGGAGGTGTCATGGACGTTGTCGGTAGGGGGGCGGATCAGTTCGCCCTTCGCTTCCCCGATGGAATGCGAAACCGGATCAAGGTCCGGGCGGCGGTGAACCGCCGCTCGATGAACGCAGAGATTATTCTGATGATCGAAACCGTGCTCGGGCAGAGCACGCAGACGACGGCGGGGAACAGCTTGCAGGCCACGGACCCCGCCGTCGCCGTCAACCCCAGCGCCTTGCAGGGCGCTGACGTCACCACCTACGGCAATTGAGGTGCCACAGATGACGACCAACGATATGCTTCCGAACGAGGCGGAGCGCAATCCGATCGTGCGGATCGAAAACGGCGAGGTGCTTGCGGACAGCCGGGATGTGGCTGCGTTCTTCGGGAAGCGCCATGACCATGTGATGGAAGCGATTGCCAACCTGATCGAGTCCGGCAAACCCGAAAATCCGGGTTTGGCAAACATGTTCATCGAGCGAACGTCGCCGCGCGACGGCGGCGGGCGGCCGCTGCGGAACTACTCGATGAACCGCGACGGGTTCACGCTGGTCGCGATGGGTTTCACTGGCGCGAAGCCGCTCAAGTTTAAGTTGGCATACATTGCGGCTTTTAACGCGATGGAGCGCGAACTGATGGCGCGCCGCGGCGGAGACCCCATCCAGGTTCTGAACGACCCGGCGGCGATGCGGGGATTGCTGCTGACGTACAGCGAGAAGGTCATCGCGCTCGAAGGCGCTCTTACCGACGCCAAGCCGAAACTTGACGCGCTCGACCGCATCTCGGAGTCGTTCGGGTCGGTCTGCCCCACGGTCGCGGCGAAATCACTTAACAAGCCGCCGCGCTGGCTCACCCGCTGGCTGCGGTCCAACGGGTGGCTGTACAGACGCCCGGGTGGGCGGGACACCGCTTATCAAACGAAGATCGAGGCCGGTTACCTCGAAAATAAGCCGAGTACCGTGGACGGGCCTGATGGCCCGAAGACGTACTACCAGCCTCTGATCACGCCGAAGGGGGTGGCAAAGCTGGCGCAAATTTTCAACGCCGATGAGCGGGGGGCAGCGGCGTGAGCGGGAATATCATCCATTTTCAGAATTGCGCCTCGGAAGTCGACCGCCGTCTCGAAGCTCTGGACGCACAAGGCATCGAAATCTGGGTCAAGTTCTCAAGCTTCGGCAACGACATTCTGTTCGAGCTTCAACCCGAAGCGCTCACCGTGAAGGCAATGGATCTGGTCGCAGACACGGTGCGGCGCTTCAAGGGCGACCCCGAATTCCGAGAGCATATTGAATCGTATGCGATTTCGGTCGGAGTAGCCGTCCACGGCGTCGAACAAGAAGCGTGGAAGTTCACTCCGGTCGCTTCCTGAAATAGCCGGGGCGCGAAAGGCGGGCAGGCCAATCGCGCCCCATCACCGAAACGCCGCTGATAGGAGCACCGGCGAATGGCTAACCACGACTCTACCACGGAAGAACACGACGCGCCGCAACCTTCGCGCCGCGGCTTCTTCGGGCACATTGCTGGCGCCGCGTTCGCCGGCGGGGTGGTGTATCTGACGAGCGGCGCGCCGGAGACGGTTTCGGAGGTGTTCCGCGCTTTCGCCGCGCGCCTCGCGGAGGCTGAAGCTCGGCACGAGGTGGCGGTCCGGGCGTCGGTCGCGGCGGAGACCGCTTACTACGCCAGCCGCCCCGTCAGGATCGAGGTGGGCAACAACGAGAGCCTGCCCTTCGACGAGATGGTGAGGGACCGGCACAGGCGGCAGAGAGAGGCGAACGTTTCGCATTTTCAGCGGGACAGGGCCGCGCGGGCGCGATGCGACCTTGATGGCTGCCACCGGCGACAGGCCGAGATCATTACCGAGATCGACGGCATCCTTGGCGACCTCGTGAAGACGCCGGCGCGGACTGTCGACGATTTAAGGCTGAAAGCGCAGCTTGTTTTGGACAGGGACCAGGAACTGGCGGCCGAGGTTCTGGAGGAGTTCCTGACGCTGGTGGCGTGAGGATGAATGAGCTACCTCGTCGTCACGCCGCCCGTAGATCGTAAGGTCTGGCGACGAGGTCGGACGGGAGGCCCCAATCGGCGCGCAGGCGATAAACCATGTTGAGCGTGAGCGCGCGCTTCCGGTTGAGCACCTCGGAGGCGCGGGACTTAGATCCGAACAGTTCGGCGAGATCGGCCTGGGTCTTGCCGGCGCTCTCCATGAACGCCTTCAGGGCTTCGATCGGGTCAAGATCGGGCAGGGGGAAGCGCTCCGCCTCATAGGAGGCGATCAGGGTGGAGAGCACGTCGAACCGATCGCCTTCCGGCGAGCCAATCGCGGGCGGCTCGTCGAAATAGCGCTCGACCTCGGCGAGAGCCCAGTCGTAATCGGCTTCGGTGCGGATCGGGCGAATGTCCATCACACGGTCTCCGGGTTGATCTTGTCGTACTCTTTGTGCGTACCAACGAATTTGATCATCACGCGCTTGAACGGGTAGGAGACGCGGACGATCAGGCGGTACTTGTTGCCGCCGATGTTGAAGATCACGCGGTCGTCGGCCACGAAGTCGGCCGATCCGAACATGTCCTTCACGTCCTGCGGGCCGCTCCAGTCCGCCTTCTCGACGCGCTTGAACCACACCGCCAGCGGCGTTTCGGCGTCGGGATGGACGTCCCAGAAAGCCTTCAGCGTGCGGCGCGCGATGATCTGCATGAGGGGAACATAGCAGGTTCCCGCTTTGGGAACAAGGGCTAAGTTCTCACTTCGGGAACCCGCCTGACTTGGCCCCCACAAGCAAAAGGCCCCGAGGGATCGGGGCCTTTCCTAAGGTCCGGTTGAATGGTTCAGAGACTGCGGTGCTGCGCAACTCGCGGGGCGATGTGCAAGCGGCAGGCAGACAAAAATGCGGTGATGTAGATACCGAGAAGTGTATTTATCAGCGTAGATATCCAAGTATATTGCAGTTATTAATAATCTGCCTTAGATATTCATTGCTTCGAAGCTCAGTATGGCGAAGCGAATAATCTGCCTGACTGCACCAGCTCCTGACTTTGTCATCCTCGCCGGGTTTGGCTTTAGAGATTTCAAATAATTCCTGGCGATCTTCCTCAGCTCGCATCGCGCGTTCAATTTTCGCTTGATGGGCTGAATACTGTGTCCAGCCGAACCAGCCTACATAGGCCAGCACGGCCACGCACGTCACGGCGATCAACGCCTTAAGCCACCCGTCCAACTGGAAGCCTCCCCATGGCGATGACACTCTCGGCCATCCGCGAGCTGACCGTGCGCGGCCGCTCGGTCGGCCTCGACAAGCTCCGGGCGGACCTCGACGCTGTCAAGGACGCGCACACGGGCGTCACGCGCGCGGTGTCCGAGGCGGGCGACGCGTCTGACGTGAATTCGCGCAAGCAGGACGCGGCGGCGCGCGCGTGGGAAAAGCATCAGGCTCGTGTCGACCGGGCGGCCGCCGCCTACGCCCGGTTCCAGCGGGATTTTGACCGCATGGTGCGCACGATGGACAACGGCGCCATCAGCGCCGACGCGGCGGCGCGCGAGATCGAGCGCATGCAGCGGGCGCTTGAGGCGGCCGGCACGATGGGGCTGCCGTCCATCGACCAGTCGGCGTTCAACCGCTCGCTTGGCATCATGGAAGAGGAGGTGAAGGGCGCGGCGCGGGAAAGCGCTCAGGCGTTCGAGCGGGAGCTTCGACGGATCGAGGCCGCGGCCATGGGCCTGCGCGAGCACCTGGACCCGGTGGCGGCCGCCACGGCGAAGTTCACCCAGGAGGTGACGGACCTTCAGCGCATGTCGGCCTATGGCCTGGTGACCCAGCGAGAGTTCTCCGCGGCGGTGGCTGAGGCGGAGACCCGGTTCAATTCGGCCTCGGCGGCTGCCCAAAAGCTGGTCGCCGCGGAACGCGCGGCCGCCGACGCGGCGGCGATCGCCAACGCGCAGCGATCCCAGGACACGATCAACGGGCGTCTCGGCGTGCGCACCGATTTCGGCACGGCGCAGAGGGGCGAGGACATCAAGGCGTATGGCGCGGAGATGGACGGGCTTCGGGCACGGTTCTCCCCGCTGTTCGCCGCGCAGGAGCGCTACCGGAACGAGCTGGAGGAGATCAACCGAGCGCACAAGGTCGGCGCCATCAACGATGTGGAGCGCGCTGCGGCGCTGTCCCGGGCCAAGAGCGCGTTTAGCGAGCAGATCGGCGTCCTCAACGGCACGGCGGCGGCGGCGCGGCAGGCGGAGGACGCGCTGGCGGCGACGACCCGTGAAGCAGAGCGCGCGGCAGCGGCACAGACCGTGCATCGCGCCGGCGGTTGGGACCGGCTGGGGCAGCTTGGCGGCGACAATCTGGCGAACATCGAGGCGTCCCGTAAGCTCGCCGGCATGGGCGCCAGCGGCCGGGAGGCGGCCGGCGGCCTGAAGCTCGCCGCGCACGAGCTGCAGCAGGTGTCCTACAACGCCAACGACTTCTTCATGGGCCTGATGACCGGGCAGCCGGTCTACACGACGTTCCTGCAGCAGGGCCTCCAGACGGTTCAGATCTTCGGGCCGAATGTGGGCGTGGGCGCGGCGCTCAGGTCGCTCGGGACCGGGCTGCTGACGTTCCTCATCAGTCCTTTGAACCTCGCCATTCTCGGCTTCGCCGGCGCGGCGGCCGCCGGCGCATACTTCTTCAATTCGGTGACGAGCGGCGCGGACAAATCGCAGCGGGCTTTGGACAGCCATCGGGAGACCGTCGCGCGCATTCGCGAGCTTTATGGAGACGCCGCAAAGGCGGTGCGCGAGTACGCGGCCGAGAGCGAGAAAATCGTGCGTTTCAACGCGGTCCAGAACGCGAGGCTTCTGCAGGAGAGCTATCAGAAGGCCGCCCGAGCGGACATGTCTGAGCTCGGCACGACCGAGTACCGCCGCAACGCGGGCGGCGCCGATTTCAACTTCGTCGTCGCGAACCGCTACAAAGCGTTCGAGGGGCCGATCCAGGACCTCGTCTCAAGCATCCGTTCCGGGCAGCCTGAAGTGGAGCGGTTTCGTGAAAGTCTGAACGACATCTCGTCGTCCAACCCGATGAACAAGCGGCTGCAGGACATCGCGGTCGAACTACGTGACATCACCAAGCGCTCGTATGACGCGCAGCGCGCGGTTATGGGGGCGAAGGGGGCTCTCGACCTGTTCGGGACCTCCGCCGCCGACGCTCTCGCCAAGCTCCGCGCCGACCGCTTCAGCCTGTCTCTCCGCGAGATCAACGCCCGGACGGCGGCTGAGCGCGGACAGGTGGCCTACGACCGTCGTTGGGATCAGGTGCGGGACGATCCGCAGTTCAGCAACGATGCGGCGCGCCGGCTGGAGGCCGATCGCGCCCGGGCGCTGGAGATGGCGCGGATCAACCGGGACACGATCGACGCGGAGCGCCGCTCGCGGTCCGCGCACGGCTTCGACCTGCGCGAGATCGAGGCGCGGACGGTGGCGCAGCGGGCGGCCATCGCCGCCGACCGCGCGCGCGCCGACGCGCTGGAGGACGTCAGCCGCCGCGTGAACGCCGACGCCGAGGCCGCGCGGGCCTCCGCAGCCGTCTACGCGCAGGCGCGCCGCGAGGCGCAGGACTACGCCGACCAGCAGGTGGAGGCGACCCGGCAGCGCGTGGACGCGGCGGTGATCGAGCGCCAGTCGGTGGGCAAGACGGCGATCGAGACCGAACGCCTGCGGATGACGAGCGACCTCATGAACGAGGCGCGTCAGCGGGCCTACCAGCTCACCGGCGACTACAGCCGCGTCTCGGACGCCGCGGTGGCGGCGATCCTGCGGGAGGTGGACGCGACGACGAAGCTGAACGAGGCGACCCGCAAGGCGGCCCTTGAGCGCGATCTGTTGCATGAGCGGGAGGCGGTGTTCCTGTCGGACCGGGAGGCGGCGATCCGCGACCGCATCCGCTCCGCCGGATTCGATCCTGAGAGCGAGTATGGCCGAACCACGGCCGCGATCATGCGTGCGACCGACGCGCTCCGCGAGATGAAGGAGATGGGCCGGGACGCGTGGAGCACGCTGGGCGATGGGCTCGCCAGCGGCGACGGCGTGGGCAAGTCGTTCGCAGACGCCGGCCGGAAGCTGCTGGAGGACGCGCGCAAGAAGGCCTGGGACAACATGTACGATCAGGCGTGGGGCATGCTCGGCGAGAGCATCCCGGGCTTGAAGGAGCTGGGGATTGGCGGCGCGAAACCGGACGGATCGGCGCAGCGGCCTTATCATGTGGTGCTTGGCGGAGCCGTGCCGGGCCTGCCTACGCTCTCCGACGTGACGCGCTCGCCGCTGGCGCCGCTCGGGGTGAACGACAACGGCGCCAACGCGGCGGCGCAGGCCTTGGACGCCGGCGGCTGGCTCAAATACTCGAACGGAGGCGCGACCCGAAGCCAGCCGCTCGACCCGTCGCTGGTGAACGCCTTCTCGTTCCTGAAGGACAAGGGCATCTCCATGGAGGTGTTCTCGGGCGGGCAGCCGGGCATCGGATCGGTCGGCGCGCGGGTGGGCTCGACGCGGCACGACCACGGCAATGCGGCCGACGTGTTCTTCTCGCAGAACGGTCGCCGGCTCGACTGGTCGAACCCGGCCGACGTGCCGATCTATCAGGACATTGTGCGGCAGGCCCGCGCCAACGGCGTCACCGGCTTCGGCGCGGGGCCGGGCTATATGGCGCCGGGCTCCATGCACGTCGGCTTCGGGACGCCGGGCGTCTGGGGCGCCGGCGGACAGGGCGCCAACGCGCCGGACTGGCTGCGCACCGCGTTCAACAGCCCGGCCGCAACAGCCTCGATCGCGCCGCAGACCACGGAGGCGGCGTCCGCGCTGACCAACCTGACGCAGAACGCGCAGGCGGCCACCTCCGGCCTCGGGGGGCTCGGACAGCAGGCGACCGGCCTTGGCGGTTTGTTCCAGTCGCTGTTCAGCGGCGGCGGGGCCAACGCCGCAGCCGGGGCCGCAGGGGCCGCGGGCGGCGGCGACTGGTTCGGGTCGGCGCTGGGGCTCGGACTGAAGCTGTTCGGTTTCGCGGAGGGCGGCCACGTCACCGGCCCCGGCACGGACACCAGCGACAGCGTGGTGGCGCGGCTCTCCGCCGGCGAATTCGTGGTCAACGCGGCGGCGACGCGCTCGAACCGCGGCCTGCTGGAGGCGATCAACGCCGGCCGCTTCGCCGGGGCCTATGCAATGGGCGGGTACGTTGCGAACGACGACTACGGCTACGGGAACGACAACTGGGACAGTTGGGCCTCGGTGCGCGCGCCAGCCGCGGAGCCGGCGCCGTCCGCCGACGCCCGGATCGCCGGGGCGCTGGTGAAGCTGGAGCTGGACAGCAAGTTCATCAAGGCGACGGTGGAGAAGCAGTCCCGGCCGGTGGCGCGGCAGGAAGCGGCCTCCGCCGCCGGGCAGGCCGTGGAGGTGTCGCGCCGCGGGGCGTCGGCGCAGGCCGCGCGTGAGCGCCGGCTCGGGTGGTCGTGATGACGCCCGACACCTATCCGACCGATCTGCTGCAGTGCCAGACCATGAGCTGGCAGGTGATCGGCGGCGTGATCGAGGGCCTGCGGTCGATCGAGGGCGCCAGCCCCGACCGGCTGCCGATCGGGCGCGGAGGCCTCTGGCGGATCGAGATGCAGGAGGTGTTTCTGGAGACCCGCGAGGAGTGGGCCACCTGGCGCGCGATCCGCGCCCGCCAGCGCAACGGCGCGACGGCGATCGTGGTGCCGCTCGAACGGCGGCCGTATTTCGCGCAAGGGGTGACCGCCATGGGCTCCGCGCCGCACTCGGACGGTTCGCCGTTCAGCGACGGCTCGGAATACGCCACGGCCACGATCACCGCGGAAGTCCTGTCTCCCGCGGCCCATGCCGCCGTGGCGCTCAGGGTCCGGGTCTGGAACGCGGAGCCGCTGATCGGCGCGGAGCCGTTCACCATCGTCCACCCGCTCGCCGGCGCCCGGCTCTACGAGGTGATCGGGCTGGAGGCCGCCGCCGGCCCGGGCGGCTCTACGGATTACGAGCTGCGCATCAGCCCGCCGCTGCGGCAGGCGGTGAGCGCAGGAGAGGCGATCGACTTCAACCGACCCCGCTGCCTGATGCGGCTCGAAGACCCCAACGGCATGGAGGTGGAGGAGGACATCGTGTCGTTCCCCTCCGTCGCTTTTGTGGAGCACCTGACGTCCCTGCGCGGCGAACCCGCATGAGCGCGTGGCCCGAGATCCCCGTGGACCCGCGACTGGAGACCGCCGCAGGCATCGACGTAGTGGTGCGGATCGCGTGGACCAATGACGAGGTGTCGCGGCTGGCCTCGTCGCTGATCGGGCTGGAGCTGCCGGCCGACCTCGTCGAGGACGAGGATGGCGCGTGGTATCGCGGCCTGCCGGGGATCGCGGAGCTGCCAGCCTTCAAGCAGATGATGAACGGACAGGCGGACGAAAATACGTTCACGCTGAGCGGCCTCGACCCGGAACTCGCCGCGATCTTCGACGCGGAGCAGCACCTTGCCGAGGGCGCCGTCATCCACGTCGGCAAGGTGTTCTACGACGCCAACCAGCAGATCATCGGCGGCGCCCGCTGGCGCTGGCGCGGCGAGGGCGGCGAATTCGGCCTGCACCGCGCCGGCGGCGACCACAGCCTCGACGGCGCGACCCGAACCGTGTCGCTGACCGCCACCACGGACCTGATCCGACGCGCCGGCGCGCAGCTCCACTCGTGGACCGACGCGCAGCAGCAGCGGCTGCATCCCGGCGACCGCGGCTGCGAGCGGACGAACGGGCTCTCGACCGGCAAGCGCAAGGCCTGGCCGAAGGTTTGACATGATCCATTCCGACCGTGCGGAACGCCTCGCCGAATATCTCGCCGGGGTGGGCGCCGACGCGCGCTTCTGGCCGAACGACCACTGCCTGCTCTATCTCGCGCGCTGGGCCGGCATCGTCCGACCGGACTTCGACGCCTCGGTCTATGAGTGCCGCGTCGCGGGCCGTGTGTCGGCGCACAGGCTGCTGCTGGCGTCGGGCGGCGTGGAGCCGCTGCTGAACGCGCAGGCGACGGCCGCAGGTTTCGAGCGCGTGGACGCGGCGGGCGCGGGGCTCGGCGCCATCGGACTGATCCGCGTGCCGCGCGTCGAGCGGCCCGGCCACATGACCTTCGGCTGCATCCGCACCCCGCGGCGATGGGCGATCCGTAGCCATGACGGCGTGGTCTCGCTCTCCGCGGACACGATCAAGGTGCAGCCCCACATGGTCTGGAACGTCTGATGCCGGCGGCGATCGGGGCGGCCATCTTCGCCATCGGCGGGACGGCGGGCGCGACGCTTGGCGCGACCACGATCGCGGGCGCGACGCTGTCATCCATCGTCGGCAACGTGGTGCTGTCCGGCGTGCTGCTCGGAGCGCAACTGCTGCTGGCGCCCAAGCCCGACCTGCCGAAGCAGGACGGGAACCTTATGCTCAAGCAGGGCATCCCGCCCGCCATCTACGGCTATGGCCGCTGCCGCATCACCGGCGCCTACATGGCCTACGAGCTGAAGGGCTCGACCAGCCACGACGTGATCGCAATCCATCAGGGGCGGATCGACGCCTTCGAACGGTTCTGGCTGCACGAGGACCCGGTGTCGTTCCGCGACGGCGACGACGGGTGGGTCAAGTCGTACAAGGGCCGCTACGCCGGCTCGGGCGTCGTCAAGATCCACTGGCGGTTGGGCGACGTCCCCGAGACGCCTTACGCCGACATGGTGGCGGCCTTCGGCGCCGCCGACATCTGGACCGAGAGCCATCGCCTCGACGGCATCGCGTCCGCGCACCTGTCGTGCGAGAGCCCGTCCGCCAAGGTCGTCGCCAAGCGCTACCCGTTCGGCCTGCCGCAGCTTTCCGCGGTCGGACGATGGCGGCGCGTCTGGGACCCGCGCGATCCGGCGCAGATCGAGACCGATCCTGCGACGTGGAGGTGGAGCCGCAACCCGGCGGTGATGCTGCTGGATTACCTGACGAAGCACCCGGCCGGTTTCGGTCTGCCGACAGCCTCCGTCTTCGCGCCGACCATCGCCTGGTGGCTCGCCGCCATGAACCGCTGCGACGAGGATGTGGCGCGCAAGGACGGGACGACGGAACCGCGCTACGCCGCCGGCGGCTGGTTCGACGCGGAGACGCCGCGGGAGAAGGTGATCGGCGCGCTCCTGCGGGCCATGGACGGCATGCTGATCGGCGTCGGAGACGGCTCGTTCTTCCTCTACGCCGGCGACTACCAGACCCCGGCGCTCGTGCTCGACGACAGCCACATCGTCGACATGGACATCCGCCGGGGCCGCAAGGCGGACGAGCGGATCAACCGGCTTCTGCCGGAGATCGCCTCGCCGGACCACGGCTACAACAAGGTTCAGCTCGATCCGGTCGATGGGGCCTCGGTCGACGAAGGCGCGCCGATCGTCTCGCGCCCGGTCGCCGCCGAATGGGTGACGTCCTACGCGCAGGGCTATCGCCTCGCCGACATCGAGATGGACCGGGCGACCGCGAAGGTGCGCGGGCGATTGCTGGTCAACAGCTACGGCGAGAACCTGTCGGGGCGGCGGTATTTCATGCTCAACAGCATGGAGAGCGTCGATACCCGCGGCCTGCCTTGTGAGGTCGTGGATTTTCGGGACAACAGCCTGAAGAACGGCACCTACGAGGTGGAGTTCGTCTCGGTCAGCCCGGACCGCTATAGCCGGTGGGTCGCGGCGATGGAGGGCCGCCGGCCGGCGATCACGGCGGACACCGAGGACGATGACATTCCGGTCCCGCCGCTGCCGACGCTGTCAGTGGTGCGAGAGACGGTGGGCGGCGTGACGGTGGCGAAGATCAGCGCCACCAACCCGCCCGTGGAGGGCTGGCCGAACCTCACGCTGTCGGGCCGATTCCGAAAGGTCGGAACCTCGTCCTGGCGCACCATGACAGCACCGAACGACACCGAACTCCGCACGCTTTCCGACGCTGTCGAGGACGCCGTCTACGAGGTCCAGACCGCCTATGGCGAGGCGGACGATTCCGACACCGGCGACTGGTCACCGATCGAGACCATCACCGTCGTCTCCGACAACGCGGCCCCGCTCGCGCCGGTCTCCATTGCCGCCGTCGACCTCGACGACCGCGCCTCGGTAACGGCGGCCGCCTCAGAGAGCGCCAACAACCGAACCCTGCGCATCTGGCGCGCGGGCTTGGGCGGCAGCTTCGGGGCCGCAACCGACGTCTCCGGGCCGCTGGCAATCACCGCCGGCGCCACGCGGACCTGGATCGACACGACCGTCTCGCCGGCCGCGACCTACCGCTATTGGGCCACGTCCGAAAACGCTTCCGGCGTGCGATCCGGCCCGACCGGCCCCGCCGAAGTCACCATCCCCGCCTGACGGCCGCCGCCGTCCCTGACCTGCCCGAGGCTCGCGCGATGCGGGCCTTTTTCTGTTGGAGCCGACATGGCGAGCATCCTTGATCTGGCCCGAACCGCCTATCGCAATTACGAGGTGGACGGGCTGCCGTCCACGTCCGAACACGAACCCGAGAAGTCCGAGATCATCTCGATTTTCGCGGCCGTCTACGCGGCTCTGGCGGCGATCGGGATCAGCGGCGCGGTGTCGGTGGCGAAGGCGACGCGAGCGAGCCTCTACGCGGACCTCGCCTATCCGGCCGGCGCTCTGGCGATCGTGCATTCGGACGCCGCCGCGGCGCTGAACGGCGTCTACAAAAAGGCGGGCGCTTCGGGCTCGGGCTCCTGGTCGCTGGTGTTCCAGCTCGACGTGGCCGCGCTCGCGCAGTTGAGCGCGCTGCAGAGCGAGGTGGACGCGCAGGCTGGGCAGATCGCGACCGTCGCGGCGGAAAGCGCAGCCAGCAAGATCCGGCTCGACACGCTTCTCGCGGGCGCTCCGGCCACTCGCGACACGCTGGCCGAACTGAGCACGGCGATCGATGCTGTGCGCGACGACCTCAAGGGCGGCGTGCCTGCCACTCGAGACACGCTCGCCAAGCTCTCGTCCGCGCTGGACAGCGCCGTCACCACTCTCGGCGCAAGCATTTCTGCCGGCGACGCCGGAATCGTCGGTGCGGCGACGAGCGCTGGGAACACGCTCGGCAAGCTGGAGGCCCTGATCGGCGCGACGCGCGGTGCGGTGGACGCGATCCTCGCAGGCGCGCCGAGCGCGCTGGACACGTTCGCGGAGGTGTCGGCTGCGCTGGACGCGATCGGCGTGGCGCTCGCCGCCGAAGCCGACGCCCGCTCCGCCGCGGACACGACGCTGGACGGCAAGATCGAGAACGCGCTTGCGGGCCTCGCCGCCATCACCGATCTGGTCGGGCAGGCCTACGAGCGGCCGGGCGACGCGCGCCGGCTGTTCTCGTCGGCGCTCACCGGCCCGGCTCTGGCGCGCGCTCCGATCGCCGCCGGCGTCATCGCGGTCAGCTCCGCGCTGGGCTCGGTGCTGCGCATCCGCGGCGAGGACACGGACCCCGGCGCCGGCTATCTCGACATCGCGCGCCGCATCGACTTCGCGATCGAGCAGGGCCGGACCTACCTCGTCCGGGCCGTCTTCGCCCGCTCCGCAGACCCGACCGACCCCGAACAGAACGCGGTGGAGCTGCGCTGGCAGAACCTCAACGCGAACAAGGCCCACGTCAGCAACGTGCGGCTGGGCGCGGCCTATGCGCCGACCGTGGCCGCCGGGCCGGTCATCGCCTCGGCCCTGATCGGCAAGGCTGGCGCGCCGGGCGATCTCTCCTACACCATCCCGGCGACCGCGCTCTACGGCGTCCCGCTCGTCCGGGTCTACGGCAACGGTCAGCAGACCGACATCGCGGCGATCCATATTGACGACGTCACCGACGATGCGGCTGGCGGCGTAGACCTCGGGGCCATTACTGCGCGGGTCGCCGCGCTTGAGGCGGCCGATGCCGCTCTTGCGGGCCGCGCGACGGCCGTGGAGGGGCGGGCTTCTGCGCTGGAAGCCGGGCTGGCGGCGGAGGCGACGACCCGCAGCGACGCGGATACGACCCTTGCCACCCGCGCCACCACACTGGAGGGCCGCGCAACCGCGCTGGAGGGGCGTGCGACCGAGGTGGAGACGCGCACCGGCGTTGTCGGCACGTACGACGTGCCCGGGATGCGGATCATCTCGGTGGTCAAGGCGGCCGGCGGCATGTGCATCTGGTCGGCGGGCCTGAAGGACGACCTGAGCCGCCTTGGCGACATGCACTTCGTGGCGCGCGTGCCGGGCGTGGCGGTGGCCGTGTTCAAGGACCCGTGGCAGTTCACCGCGGCGCTGCGCACGGACCTGACGCGCATCGGCGGGTCGGACGGCGCGGAGCAGGCTGAGGCGATCCCGTTCGCGAGCGGCGCGACGCGGGCGCTCTGCACGCGGGTGATGGCGGAACAGTCCTACTACGACAGCCCGACCGGGCCGAAAACCTGCCGCATGGCGGCGGCGTTCGGCGACGGCGCGATCGAGCTGGAGTTCATCTTCAGTTCGTGGCGCTGGGACGACGACGTGGTGGCCTCCGCCTACACGACCCGGGCCGCGTTCGAGTTCGGTGGCGCGCTCTATCCCGTCACTTTCGCCGGCGCCGACGCGGTGCTGATCGAGCCGGAACAGACGGTCATCTCCGACAAGCTGTTCGTCTCGGTCCCAGTGGGCGCGACGGGCTACAACGTTGAGGAGCGCACGCTGCTGTCGGCGGGCGGACGCTGGGGACGCCATCTCCCGGCCGATCTGGCGCAAGGTGATGGCGTGATGGCTGGCGCTCACGCCCGCACGGCGCCCGCCGACCGGCCCGCGCTCGCCGCGGAGCGCATGTTCGGCCCGGTGGCGGTACGCGGCCGCACGAAGCGCGTGGCGGCGAAGCCCTCGGTTTTTGTCCGCGGTTCGTCGTCCTACGTGGACAACGGCTATGCGCCGATGGCGCTGGCGGCGCTCGGCATCAATGCGCCGAACGGCTCCCAGCAGGGCCGCAAGCTCGCGGACTGGCTCGCCGACCATGAGGAGCTTCTGGCGCAGGAGCGTCGTTCGGGCGCGACCGACGTCATGTTCGGCCTCGGCTCCAACGACCTGCAGGCTGGCGCCACGCTGGAGCAGATGATGATCTGGACCCGCGCGGTGCTCGACATCTACGCCACCGCCGCCCTTGGCGTGGTTCTCGCCACCCAGACGCCGCGCGTCACCGGCTCCTTCACCAGCAAGGACGGTCAGGTTCTGGGGGCCGGCGCCGACACCCGGCTCGCCTATTCGGCGGCGCTGCGCACGCTTTCGCATCCGGCGCTCCGCGGCGTCATCGACCCGGAGATGGCGTTGGGCGACCCGACCGATCGGCGCTACTGGCGCACGGACGGCGGGCAGGCCCGCACCTCGGACGGCACGCACACCACGACGCTCGGGACCACCGAGGCGGCGACGTTCATCAAGCCGCAGTTCGCTGCGATCTTCGGTCTCGACCGCCCGCTCTACGACGAGTTCGTGGCGCTGCTCGGCGTCGCCGCCTGATCCTTCGACTTCTACCGATCCCGCCCTGACAGCCCGCCTTCGCGCGGGCCTTTTTGCGTTGGAGCCCCGCACGATGGCGCGAACCTTTGGACTGATGAACGGCGACCCGAACGCCGCGCCGCTCGGCGTCGCGCTGCCGCACATGGACGGGCTGGCTCTGTTCCACAACTTCCTCGAGCCGGACCCGGCAAAGGCCCTGGTGAACCTCGCCGACTTCGACAACGACGAGCGGGTGCTCCCCGAAGTGGTTGGCGACGTGGCGTTTTCGGCGGGCGGCGTCACGGTGGACGCGGCGGCCGGTCAGCGTCTTCGGACCACGATCCGGCCGACGCCCGCCCGCACCACCATCGCCGTGATCTGGACGCCGGCGCCGGCCGTGGGCACCTCGCGCGTGCTCTCCAACCGTATCCCGACCGGTGGCGGCGACGGGCTGCAGGTGGAGGCCGGCGGACAGCTCAACATGACAGGCGTCTATGTGGGCGGCATCGACACGGCAGGCTCCGCCTCGGGATTTGTCACGCGCGGCAAATGGCGCACCGTCGCCGGCGTGATCCGGCCGGGCGTCGGGCGCAAGGTGTTCAATTTCCAGTCGGGACAGAGCGCGGCGACGGCCAACACGACCGAGCGAGCGGTGACCGATGCGCCGGCGTTCGCGCTCGGCTCCACGCCGACCAACGCGGCGGCAGCCGACACGGTGCGGGAGGCGCTGGTCGGCGAGTTCGCGACCGATCTCACCGACGCGCAGATCATCGAGAACATGGCGGCGTTCACGCTGTTCGCCCTGTTCTACGGCGTCGATTTTTCGTGAGGGGGCGGACATGACGGATCGGGACAACGCCACGCGAGGCGATCTCTCCAAGGTCTATGCGGACAGCCGCGCGCGCACCGACGCGCTCGACGAAAAGCTCGGCGCAAGGCCTGCGACCGAACCCTCATTCGCCGTGCGTGACCAGGCCGGCGGGGTGCTCGTCTCTGTCACGCGAGACGACATCCATCATCCAGTCATCCGCGGCCTCAGCGCCCGCGCCGACGCCGCAGAGCCCGCGGCTCGCGCGGTGCGCGAGGGCTTCAGCGACGGCGCCTTCGCCATCGGCGACGAGGTTGGTCACCTCGCATTCAGCGGCGATGCGCTGGAGCTTCGCCACGCTCACATTCGCCGCATCGACGGGCGCCTCGCCGCGCTGGAGGCCGGCGGAGGCGGGTCCGGCGATGGCTGGCGCAGCGCGGCGACGCTGGCTGAGCTGCTGCACTTCATGTCGCTCGGTCAGTCGCTGTCCACGGGCTACAGGTCGACGCCGGTCCTGTCCTCCGCCGCTCTTACCGGCGCCTACCGCTTCGTCGGCGGCGTCCGCCCACAGGAGGGGACGACGACTTCGGCCAATGACGAGAGCGACGACGCGGCCAACTACGCGTCTCTCGTGGGGCTGAACGAGGTCCTAACGCCGCACGATGGGCTGCGCGGCGAGACGCCTTGCTACGGACTGGCGCAAATGCTCAAGCAGCTTCTGGCCGATGAGGATGGGATTGACCTCGAGGCCGGAACCGAGCTGCTGCTGTCGGCGCCCGGCCAAGGCTGGTCGACCGTGCAGGAGCTGTCCAGCGGCTTCCGCTGGGACCGCATCCCGCGCAACATCTCCAACGGCTCCGCACGCGCCGGCGACGGCGGGAAATCCTACGCTCTCTCCGGCATCGCCTGGACGCAAGGCGAAAATGATTATCTCGGCGGCACGGCCCGCGCGGCCTACCGCCAGAGCGTGATCGCCTATCTGGCGCAGGTGCGCGCGGCGGCCTTCGCGGCGACGGGCGTCGACCGGCCGATCCCGATGCTGCTGGCTCAGACCGCGACCCATCTGGACGCGGGCCGGGCCACGCCAACGATCGCGCTGGCGCAGCTCGACCTGGCCTCCGAAGAGATGATCGGCTTCGCCACGCCGCTGTACTTCATGGCGCAGGCCGATGACCTGCACATCACCAACGCGTCGTCGAAGTGGCTTGGGGCCTATTACGGCCTCGGCTTCAAGCGCTGGCTGTTCGACGGCGAGAAGCCGAGGCCGCTGACGATCGAGAGCGCGCAGGCTTATGGCTCAATCGCCATCGCCCATCTCCCGTCCGCCGTCGGCGGCCTGACGCTGGACGTCACCACGGTCCCGGCTCAGCCGCAGAACGGCTTCACCGTCGTCGACAGCGGCGGCGCCAACGTGCCCGTGGCCCTCGAACTGATCAGCCGGGACCGCATCAAGTTCACCGCCGCCGTCCCGCTCGCCGGCTGCACGCTGCGCTACGCGTGGGCTGGCAGCGCCACCAAGGGGCTCGGCAACGTCAGGGACAACGCGGGCGCCTCGCTCATCTTCGATCCGGCCGGGATCAACCAGCCGATGCACCGCTGGCTCCCCATCTGTGAGGTTCCTTTCGAATGAAAACGCTCGTTCTCACCGTCCCGGACAGCGGCGCCAGTTTCGCGGGCGCCGGCAACGGCTCGATCCCAACGCTCGAAACCGGGCCGACCGCGTTCGCCGCATACTTCTTCGGCTCCGACTTCCTGGACGTTTCGGGCCGGCCCACCGAAATGATCGCCGGCCGCAACGTCATTGTGTCGGGCGATCCGACGCTCAGCGCGCGTCATGCTCGACTTGATCGTCTGAACTGCTATCGGACGGAGTGGACGGCCACCGAGCTTATCGCGGCCGGCGACGGCTCTGGCTACACGCTGATCGCCATGGCGCGGGCTGAGGCGGCGAGCAACTTCCCGCTCATCTCCAACTTCGTCAACTCGTCGACGCCTTACGGCCAGGTGATCGCCCACGCCAGCGCGCTCGCGCGCGGCTATTCCGGCGTCCCCGCCCAAAGCGTCGACGTCGCCGCCTCGGATCCCGGTCGCGGGGCGCGCTGGGGCGCCTACGCGGTGACCGTCACCAACACCCGCGTGACGATCTACGAGCGGCACGCGGGCTCGGAGATGATCTCTGCACTGGTGGCGTTCAGCTCGCGCGCGATCGGGTCGGCGAACGGCTTCCGCATGGGCGGGCACTATCTCGCCGACTTCGCAGGCGCCGGCGACATGGCCCACGCGGCCTTCCACTCCGCGCCGCTGACCGCCGCCCAGGTTGCGAGCGAGTTCGACGCTCTGCGCGACTATTACGCGCTGATCGGGATGGCTGTGTGAGCCATCGCTCTTCCGAAGCCTGACCGTCCCGGCCCGCCTCGAGCGGGCTTTTTCATTTCAGGAGAGACGATATGGACGCAGCCGCATTCTTCGCGGCCGTGCGGGCGCAGCCGTTTGGAGGCACGCTCCCGCAGAAGGCCGTGGATGGCCTGACCGCCATCCTCAAGGGCTGGAGCCTGTTCGGCGACGGCGACCTGCGCAAGCTCGCCTACATCCTCGCCACGGCCTTCCACGAGGCGGACCGCTTCCGCACCATGGAGGAATACGCCTCGGGCGCGGCCTACGAGGGCCGGAAGGATCTGGGCAACACGCAAACGGGCGACGGCAAGCGGTTCAAGGGCCGCGGCTTCGTGCAGATCACGGGCCGCCGCAACTATGCGGACTGGTCGGAGCGCACCGGGTACGACCTCGTCCGGCTCCCCGAGATGGCGGCGGAACCCGCGCTCGCGGCCCGCATCCTCGTGGAAGGCTCGCTGCTCGGGACCTTCACCGGCAAGAAGCTCGGCGACTACATCACCGCCGCCAAGGCCGACTACACGAGCGCGCGTCGGGTGATCAACGGCACGGACAAGGCGGCGCTGATCGCCGGCTATGCGGCGAAGTTCGAGGCCGCTCTGAAGGCGGCGGGCTATGGCGTCGCGCCGGCCCCGCTGCCCGACATCCTCGACGGCGCGAAGCCCGAGCCCACCCCCGAGCCTGACGACCGCGCCGCCCGGCTGGCGGAGTTCGACGCGGCCTTCGCCGCAGCGAACGAGGCGTTCGTGACCCTGCGGCTGGCGCGGGAGAGGCTGCTGTGAGCCCGCCCGACGATCCCGAACCCTACGAGCCGCCGCTTCCGCCCGTGCCGGGCGCGGACGACGGCGCGGACGCGTGATGGAGGCGGCCATGAACCTGCTCGCCATCCTCGGGCTGCTGCTCGCCGCCCACGCGCTCTGCGACTACCCGCTGCAGGGCGACTGGCTCAGCCGAGCCAAGAACCACACGCTCAACCTCGTGCCGGGCGAAGCGATCTGGCCCGGCGCGCTCGCCGCGCACGCAGCGATCCACGGCGCCGCTGTCGGGCTCATCACGGGCTCGCACTGGCTGGGCCTCGCGGAGACCGTCGCCCACGCGGCCATCGACTACGCCAAGTGCGACGGCCGCCTTTCCTACAACGCAGATCAGGCGCTGCACGTCGCCTGCAAGCTGGCCTGGGTGGCGCTGCTCGCCGCCGGGTTGGCGTGATCGGACCCCACCCCCATGGACATCCTCTCCGAAATCTGGGCCGGCCTTCGGCCTCACGTCGTCGAGACCGCGGTCGTCATCGGCGCGGCCGCGATGGCCTTCGCCGCAGCCAAGGCGCTCGAAGCGCTGAAGACCATCAAGGATCGCGAGCTGGCGCTCTCGCTCTACCGCACGATCGAGAACGGCCTGAAGGCGATCATCGCCCGCCGCGCGCTCGCCGGCGCCGACCTCGGGCCGGCCACCACCGGCGCGATCGTCCGCGAGGTGATCGACTTCGCGAAGGACAACAACCCGGCGGCGGTGACGAAGCTCGGGCAGTCCGACGACGCGCTGCACGAGAAGGTGCTGGCCCGCCTGCCGGAGGCCAAGGCCGCCGTCGTGGAGGCGGCTGCGAAGCTCGCCGACGCGAAGTGAGGCGACGTGCGTGTCCGAGGTCCTGACGGCCGTACAGAGCTTCCTCGCGTTCCTGTTCAAGGAGCTTGGCCCGGCGGGCGGCCTGCTCGCCGGGTTCTGCGGATTCCTCGTGTGGAGGCTCTGGCGGGCGGACAACCGCATCGACGAGTTGACCGACAAGCTCCTCGCGGTCGGCGACAAGGCCACCGACAAGGTGACCGAACTCGCCGGCGAACGTCGATCCTCGGACAGCAAGCTCGCGAAGGCGCTGGAAGACATCACCACCCAGATCAGAAGCGGGCGGTAACGATGAGGTGGATCATGCAGGTGGTCAGCCGCGTCTGGGCGAAAGCCACACTCCGATCCGACCGGCGCGCCGCCGGGGCGCTGCGGTTCGCGGACGCCAAACTGGCTGAAATCGACAGGATCGCGGGAGAGGCGACGCCGGGCTCTGAACGGCTGCGGCGCGCTCTCGACCATCTCGGCGTGGCGTTGCATGGCAGGGGGGGGCGATGACCGTCGAATGGACCTATTGGCTGTATGCGGCGATCCAGTCGCTGCTTCTGCAGGTGTGCGCGATCTCCTGCGTCGTGTTCGCGGTCTGGAGCTGGGAGACGCGCCGGCTCCGGCCGCGGCCGGAGCTGTGGCCGATCCTGCCGCTCTCGATCTTCACGCATGCGGCCATCGCCGTGCTGGCCGTGCGATGGATCTACCCGCGGGCGATTGATGCGAGCTTCTCGGTTCGGATGCTCCAGATCGTCACCGAGAGCCAGTCCTACACGGCCTATGCGATGACGCAGGCGGCGCTTCTGACGGCCGTGGCGTCGAAGATGGTCCTGGTCTGGCGCGTCCGAGGCTGGTCGCGGCCGGGGCTGACGCTGCTCCTGGCTGCGATGCTGGCGGCCGCGGTCGGCGCGACCGAAGCACACCGCCGGGCCATCGGCGCCTTCTGCCAGCGGGAGCCGGCGGTCTGCGCCGCGCCGACGTGGGAGGCGCCGGGGTGATTTCACCCCGCCCACATCGCCGGCCATGCCAGTGCCAGCCCGAAGCCAAGCGCCGCGGATGCGAGCAGGACCGCCCGCCAGCCGGGCCATCTCGGGTCCGGCTCGTCGTCGCCCCAGTGGCCGCGGCCGTCGCGTTTCATTTCTGCGCGCCGGCCGGCGCTGCGGGGAGCCCGCCGCCACGGATCATATGAGCGAGCGCCATCACCGCGACGCGTCCTTGCGCGACGATGATGTTGGGCGCGAGCGTCATCTGCTTGGCGATCCGCGGGCTGTGGAACTGCTTGACCTCTATAGACAGCCCGTGGTCAGGCAGATCGAAGTCGAGGGCGCCGGCGCCAAGGTGCGTATCGTGCGGGATCACATAGCGTATGCCGGCGCTGTCCAGAGCTTCGCGGATCGCGCGCTCCATCGGGTCATCCCGAAAGTCGTTTTGGTTTCGTGTTTCATGTTGCATCTTTTCCAGGAGGGCGGCAGTATGCGTGGGCTTGCACGCAGTCAGCGTGAGCCGCCGATGCTCCGGCGTCGGTTGGCAAGGGCGAATGCCCAACAGATAAGGCCCGCGCTCCGGCGCGGGCCGCTGTGTTTTCAGGGCTCGATTCCAGCCTTGGCGCGAAACATCTCCCAAAGCGCAGGCCGCATCGCCCGCCCTTCGGGAGAGCCCACGGGCGCCTCCCAATTCTGCCACGCGCGGGAAGACGCCTGCACCAGATCGGCCGCCTGCTTCTGTGTCAGCCCGACAGCCTCTCGGGCGGCCTTGATCTGCTCAGGCGTCGGCGTGCCAGGACGGTTTCGCGTGCTGCGCTTTGGGTGGTTGACCATTGGGCCGTGGTCCCTTTTACTTGGATCGCCCGCTGGCAATCTCTGAGAACGGTGCGCGGCGGGCGCTGCTGCACGCAGTCGGTGTGACCCGCCGATGCTCCGGTGTCGGTTGGGAAGGACGATATGTCCAACAGATAAGGCCCGCGCTCCGGCGCGGGCCGTTCTGTTTTCAGGCTTCGGCGTAGCGATCCAGCCGCTCCTGCGCGTCCGGCGCAGTGAGGTCGATGCGGTCGATGATGCGGCCTTGCGCGCCAAGAGACAGCACCATCACGCTCATGTCGGCGGTCGTGTCCGCCATGATCTGGCGTCGCGGACGGGTTTTGTAGCGGCCATCACGAACGGCGAAGTTGGTCTGCCGAACAGGGCCGCTTTCGCGCCAGACGTTGCACGGACAGCCGGCCGGACGAGAGGCCATGTGGTTCATGTCGGCGATGATGTCGGCCTTGCGGGCGGCGGCGACAGTGGCGAGCGCGATCATTGTGATTTCTCCGGTGGTGGGCTGTGGATCAGGCGGCGCGAGCGAGGTCGCGCTGGCACATGTCGATCATGAGCGAGGCGTACGACTTGGTGAGCATGTCGCGGTTGATGACGTCGTAGGGGCTGCCGCCCGTCTGCTCCAGCAGGCCGGCGAGGAACCAGACCTGCTTCGAGGTCGCCGGCGTGGAGCGCCATGCGCGGTCGGCGTACATGTCGAGGGTCTTGGCGATCTCCTTGCGGGTGAGGGCCGGCTTGCGCAGCTTGGCGTAGGCCTGGCAGAGGGCGTCCTGCCAGAAGGCGCGGGCCGAGCCGCCGAGGCGCGCGGCCGCTTCACGGGCGAAGCCCCACGCCATCGCGAAGGCGCTGCGGGTCTGGGTGGAAGTGAGCTTGGTCATTTTCGCCGTCCAGCCCCTGTTCCGGCGAGGCGCCCGTATCGGCTCGCTGCCGATGTCTAGATAAGTACACACATTGAGTGTCATCGTCAACGGATTTTACGATTTTTCTTTTGTGATGGCGAAAGTTTCTTGTTCTCTTTCCGTTCTCATGGAATCCAGGGTATTCGAAAAGGATGGTGGTTAGGTCAATCCCGCCAGATCCATTTCGATGGTGGCTAGGCCGCTCTGGCGGCCTGTACTGACGTAGCGGCCGCCTTCGACCTGGCGGAAGGATTCGAAGCTCGACTGCATGGCCCGCGTCGCCTTGTCGATGTCGACGCCCCACGCTGTCGACGGCAGGGGCGGAGCCTCTCCGATGTACTGGACGGACTTGCCGGGATGCCGGTCGCGGAAGGTGCGTTTCTCCAGCGGCGACGACAGCATCAGCTTGCCGCGGATGATCGGGAACGAATAGCCGCGACCGGCGGCTTGCATCGTGTCGAGCATGCGGTTGACGCTCTCGACATAGGCCGTCGTATATCGATGGTCGAAGTAGTTGAAGACGTGCTCGTACCAGTCCCTGCCGATCGTCAGCTTGGCTTTGAACTCCTTCGCAATCGGGTCGGGCAGCGCCCGCCGCCACGTCGCATAGTCCCTCTCAGCTTCGACCCGGGTCTGGCAGTTGTAGATCTCGAAGAACCGCTCCTTCGTCCAGTAGGCGTGAGCGAGTTCGGGGTAGCGGTTCCACCACTCCCTAACGGTCGCTCGGGCTTCCCCCTCCAGATCGTTCGACCGAGTCCAGAACAACGTCTTCGACATCTTCAGGCGAACCGCGCGGCCGACGTGCTCGGAGCGGATGCCCTTGGCGACGCGGATGCGAACGGCGTCCATCGCCTCGTTGGCGCGGCGGATCACGTGGAATTTGTCGGTGACGACCGGGACGCCCTTAAAAATGTCCTGCGCCATCGTGAGGTAGGCTCGATATTGGTCGATGCAGATGACCTCGACCTTGTGTCGGTCCGGCAGATCCTCAAGATAGGCCCTAAGAGCCTCCCGGCGGTCAGGAAGGACGTTCAAAACGGTCCTCTCCTCGATGTTGCCGATGACCGCTCGGAAGTCGCCCAGGAGCTTCTTTTCGTCGATCCCGAGCACCCGCGGCGTCTCGCGTTGGACGAGCGCAACCTTCGCGTTGATGTACTCGTGGATGATGGCGCGGGCCGTGCCCTCGCTGACGTAAGCAATCCTTGCGACCTCGGAGTGGGTGTTGGATTGCTTCAGGCCCTCGCGGGCGATGAACACGTAAAGCCGATCCGTCATCCAGCGATCGGGCCGGACGTGCGGCAGGATCTCTGACAGTCCGCGGCGCCCGCAGTTCCGGCATCTACCCTTCTGAACCTGCATGCTGATCAAGACGGGACGCCCGCCATGAGGCGTGTCGTTGATGTCGCGATGCCGAACGCCGTCTTTAACGACGTCCGGGTCGGTGCAGCAGATCTGGAAGCTTGGAGCGACGGTCTCTGCATCGACCATCAGCACGACGTCGGCTTCTTGGCCGCGCCTAGTTGGACGGATCTGCTCCGTTACGTTCGTCGTCCGGATGCCAGGCAGTCCCAGAAAGTCGAAGCTTCCGCTCACGCCGTTTGATCTCTCGCTCTACAGCCTCTTGGACGAACGCTGTGCGCGTCTGTCCCTCAAGCACGCCGTCGATGCGCTCGAACGTCCCAGCCGGGAAGCGAGCGGGCATCTGCTCATGATTGACCTTTGGGCGCCCCACGGCCGCAGCATTTCTAGATATCAGGTTATGAGTCAAATCCGCCTCAAATTAGATATCAGATATTGTCCGCGTATCAGATATCAGATACGGTCGCAATCAGATATCAGTTTGGAGGTTCCGGTGAGCGCAAAAAATCTGACTTTGGCCGATGCACCTGCCAGCCTTGCGCTGCATGAAGGCCTGAACGCCCGCAGATCGGTTCAGGTCGCAGCTTTCAAGAAGTTCCAGCAGCGATCCGAATATCAGGGCGCGCTGATGGACATCGAGGCTCGTCGCAGGCGGTTCGTCGACAACGCGCTGTTCACCGCCTTTCTGGCGGGCTTTGCGGCCGGACGCGACGTGATCAAAGGCATCGCCGACGACTACATGACGAGTGAGAAACATCATCCCGACTACGTGCTGATACCTAAAGAAAAGTTTGAACAGCTTCTCTCGGCTGCAAAGGATTGCGCCTGATGGGCAATTGGCGTGCAAACGACGGAAACGCCGATCGCGCAATTTTCGATCGCGCAAAACAACGTGAGATTGATAGACTTAGAATAGAATCTGAGAATTTTCAATCCTTCTACGAAGAGCGTGCATGGCGCATGGCTTTTGCACTAGTCGAGCATTTCGAGATGCTGCAAAGCACGTTTTTAGCAGCGCAGCGCGACGCAATATACGAGTCTGACGGTCAAGCCAATTATGCTCTCTTAGCAAACGAAATCCACGATGTTTTGAAAAAGCATTTGGAAACTTACGAGGAGGCGAAGGAGTTGATCGAAAACGTAAATTCGCGGGTCATAAGCAAGAACAAGGAAACTTACGAGGGCAGCCTCGGTTGGCTCTACCACAGCCCCGACAGTGGGACGGAGTGGTCTGACCAGCATCCGGTCAGCAGTGGCGAGGTTCCGGATGCGTTGGAAATAAGACCCGCAACGGCGCAGAACTTGCGTGACGAACTTATCCGAGCTTGGGCGGCTCTGGATGAAATGTGCGCAGACTACAACGCATCTGAGGAAGCAATCGAAGATCTTCAAGCGGATTACGAGGAACTGAAATTCTGGGTTGATAACAACGACGCCCGCCCCATCGCGGAACCTAAGCGCGCCTCCAAAGCGGCTCCGCCGAGTAAGACCTAAGTCCTTCTGGAGCCGCCGTCCGGGGCTGCTGCGATACTTGACGTCTACGCAGCCCCGGCCGTCTCCGTCGCGCCCTACGAACCACCATCCCTTGCGGAATCGGCCGTCAACTCGGAACGTCGAAAACCACCAGCCGTTTCGAATACACGGAATCCATGGCCCGATCAGACCGGGAGGGCAGGATGACACGACAGGCGGAGGCCGCCGAGTCGGCCGACGAGCTATTTCGTGACGAGCGCTTGGCCGCGGAGGCGGCGGAAATCGAGGATCTGATCGCCAAGGCTCACGGTGATCCGAGGGCGGCGATCGGCGCGCTGCTGGTGCAGCTCGCGGAGGTCGAGCGGGCGCGGCTGGAGGCGGATCGAGCGGCCTCGCTGGGCTATCGCCGTGGGCTCCAGCCGGAGCGGCCGGCGGAGGCGCAGCGATGAGGCCCGACAACCTCGACGGCGCCTATCAGGTCGAACACTGGCGGCGCGGCGTGCGTGGCTATGAGGTGACCGTGCGCGCGAGTGGGATCAGCGTCGCGCGGACAGCGTTTTGGGCGGTGGTGGACCAGCGCGGGGGCTCGCTGCATGAGGGCGATCAGCTCCTGCTCAGGCACGGCGCACGGGTGATCCTGACCTATCCACCGGAGGCCAGGGTAAAGGATGGCGAGGTCGCAACCTCTCGCAGCCTTTAATCACACGCCGGCGGCGGCTGTAATGCAGCTCAGCCTTTCATTCCGGCCCGCACCACGTCGGGCGATCAGCCCGCCTGAGCGTGGGCCAAGGCTTAGCATGGCCCTCGCGGACGAGCAGCGCGCCGACGTCGCGGCCGTCAACGAACACCACAGCGACCGTCCGGCCGTAGCGGTCGGCGCCGGTGCGGCGGATCGTGACTGCGCCTGCCGCCACCAGCGCCTTGAGCCGGTCCCGCGCCGCCTCCGCGCGATAAAGCTCCAGCGGGCATTGCGCCTTGCGCAGCTCCGGCGCGTCGATGGGGCCGGCCTCCGAGCGTAGGCGGATGCGCTCGCCGTTGAGTTTCATCGTATCGCCGTCGATGACAATCAACCCGCCTTGCGTCTCGCTGGCGAGAGACAAGGCCGGGCTGACGAGCACCAAGAGCGCGGCGAGGTAAATCGAAGACCTCATCCCTTTTCCCCGTGGGCTTGTCGAATAATCGAGGCGAGGCACTCGACAATTTCTTTACGGGTGTCGTCCTCTTCAATTTCTTCAAACGACCATTTTATGCCGCGGCGGCCTCGCAAATTGGCGACGACGCCGCGCGCCGCAAAATGAGCCCAGTCGGGCGAAGGCTCGGCTTCGCCATTGTTGTCGCAGTCGTAAGGATATTTTTCGCCGTGGGTGAGGTCGCCTGATGCATCGCTCATGCTTGTTTCTCCAGGGGCGCGGCGAGAGTGAGGGCGAGGCGGGTCATCTCTCCCTGATATCGTCGAAATTGCGCTCTGCGAATGGCTGGTCGTGCTCGCCGCGCGCGAACACGATGATGTCGCGGTCGAAGTCGATTTCGCGCCGCGCGCGCCTGTCCCATCCCCGATGGATGAAGTGCGGACGGCCCCAGACCTTCACCGCCGACCAGAACTCGTCGCCGCGGAACCAGACGAAGTGGACGTGGCGGGTCATCGTGGTGTCAGCATGTGCGAGACGATGAGGCTCGCCATGTCGTCGCGGAGCACGTTGACGCGGACTGGCGTGGCGCGCTCGCCGGTGAACCCAATCGCGACCCAGCATAGGCTCCCGTCGTTTAGGCGCTCGTAGCGCAGGAGCCACGGACGCCGGTCCTTGCTGTAGCCCAGGGCGGTCAACCCTTCCGCGACCGGGCCTCCGCGGCCGTCGTCGCAGGGCAGGCCGCTACAAAGCTGCAGGTGCAGGTCGCGCAGGATCGGCGCGCCATCGAGTGGCTCGCTCATGTGCGGATAGCAGATTGGCGGCCTCAT